GGGAATGGATTTGTGGCTGCCGGGTTTTGGGTAGGCGATGTGCTTTTTGTCCAGGGGGCGACTACCTCAGCTAACGATACCGCCTGCACCGGCGCAGTATTAACTGCGGTCGCAGCCGGAACGCTCACCTTCGCAACGGCAACGGTTGATACCGGCGAAGCTGGCGCAGCCGGAACGGTAGTGGCGTGTGCCAGGGGCGGATCGCTAAAAGACAGGTTTAAAAACGGCGTTTTGAGGATCTACAGCGGATCACAGGTTGCCACACCCGATACTGCCGTATCCGGGACTCTGCTTCTTGAGGTAACAGTATCAAGCGGTACATTTGCTCATGGCGCAGAAGCAAACGGACTTGAATTCGGCGCTGCCGCAAGTGGGGCAATCGACAAGGATACTGATGTGTGGAGTGGCGTTGGCCTGGCTGCCGGGACTGCTGCCTGGTTCAGATTGTGCGCGAATCCAACCGATGCCGGTGGTGCAAGTGCTACGCTAGACAGGATTGACGGCACAGTTGGCACAAGCGGTGCGGATCTGAATATAACCAACACCACGATAGCAGTCGGCGCAACCTATACAATCGATCAGTTTCAGTTTACCTTACCATTACAGTATGGCTCTTAATCCCTAACCGGAGGCATATTGAATGGCTGAAACTCTAGGGATTGATGCCCTGCTAAACGAAGAAGGCAAGTCTGGCTTTTCGTTTATCGATGCCATCTTAATCACAACCGAACATGGCATCCTGGATGAAAACCTGCCAGATTTACAGCTTACAGCTAATATATCAGGCGGTAGGCTTGATGCCAACCTTCCTGATCTTCAGCTAACCGGTCAGTTTGGCGAAAACGCCTGGACAGGAGATCGGGGGACAGAGGAATGGGGGCTTAACCTTCCGGATCTCCGGCTCGATGCTACTTTTGGCGAAAGGATAGAGCTTGACGAGGACATACCAGGGCTGGAGCTTGAAGCCAGGTTCGGTTTAAGGCTTGACGATCCGGAACTTCTCCCTGATTTAAGGTTGTCTGCAAGTGCATCTTGGGAAACCTTTTTATCGCTTGATGAAAATCTCCCACAGCTTACTTTAAATGCCGGCAGATCAGGCGGTCAATGTGACGTTAGATTACCGAACCTCACTATTTCTGCAACCTTTTCCACAGACATCACGGGTGGATTAACAAAAGATCTTACCTTCCCCACCCTTTCGGCCAGTATGATTCTTCCTTATACCGGCATATTGAGCAAGGCCCTCACCTTTCCAACTATAAGCGCATCGGCAACAGGATCATACATAGGTACTCTATCGGCTAATCTGCCCGGGCTTCAAATTACCGCAACTGCCTATGTTGGTGGGGTGGGAACACTCGATGCTACTTTGCCAAATCTTCAAATTACCGCAACCGGCATAGCAAGTGAAACAGCGACATTAGATGCGAATTTACCGGCCCTTCAGATGGGCGCTGTCGCGAGTGGGGATACGGGCGGCCAGACAGGCGGAGTCATGTCAAACAAGAATAGATTTACGGATTATGTAATGAGGTATTCAAGATGGTAATGCCATTAGCGAAACACCGTTTCTTAGAAGTAAGATTGAATATCAGGGAGGCATTGGCGATACACAGAGTCCTAGAAAAAGCAAGGAATGTGGAAGTTAAGAGCAAGGAGGAAGATTTAGAAAAAAGATGGATGGAAAAAGGGGCAGATAACTTGCTGCTTGCGATAACGAAAGAATTGAAAGAGTCCAAAATAAAGTTAATGGAGTATAGGTTCAATGGCTGATGATAGGCTATGCTTGTGTATCAATGTGAGGAACAATGCACCATTTCAATATGCAAACTATAACTTCAATTCCTTTGCAACTGTGAATGGGCTGAAGATCGGTGTCAACGAAGATGGGATATATACCCTGGATGATGCGGAAAATGATGATGGAACGGAAATCTATGGTTTTTTTGAATCGGTAACAACGGACTTCGGGATTAAAAATGCCAAAAGAATGAGAAAGGGCTATGTGGGATACGAAGCAAACGGCAATCTTATCCTTAAAATTAAAGCCGATGATGAAATTGAAAGAACGTACCTCTTGAAGCCGGTAAAGAAAGGCCAGCTAGAGCATAAGGCAATAGTGCCGATGGGGAGGGATTTGAAGGGGACATATTTTATGTATCGGGTGGAGAACAAAGATGGATGTGATTTCAGCATAGACTCCCTTGAAGTATTGCCTGTAATTTTAAGCATGGGGAGATAATGGGAACGTACTACATATTAAAAGGTGATCTTGAAAAGGCAAGGGAGTATTTTCAATCTGCAAGAATGTTAAGAAGGCAGATGAGGGATATTAATAAGAATAATTTACCACAGATTCATGCAAAAAGAACCATGCCCGACGGAACGGTTATTAAGGCGCAAGACGTTTATGGGAAGAGCCAGATGGTGATTGATGTGCCTGTTGGTGTAGTGCAACAAGAAGCGCCGAAGGAAATCAGGATAGGGCAAAATATCGGGGGCGCATACCAAAGGCTAGTGCCGGCGATTGATGTGGATTCGGGCGTGTATAAAGATTATCTAGGATATGTAATGTGTAAAGCAGGGAACAGGCAATTTATTGGGGGATATATAGCCTACAGCCCTTATGTGGAAAATCAGGGGGCTGAAAGACTTTGGCACTTGACAGAGCAACCTGTTGACAGAGAACTTCTTATAAGAAGGGGTGAGGCTTATAGCATGGGGGCCGAAGGGAGTGGAGCGATGAATAATTCCTTTTTGCTCTACCGAGAACTTGAACCAATCGGCTATTATAGCACTACTTTAGAAGGGTCAAGCACAGTATCGGGACTGAACATAAGAGTATCAGAAACCCCTTATTATCACTACATTGTAGATCAAGTGCACACCGTTACTAAATGGATAACATTTTTCGACAACAATGCTTATGTTCCAATAGGTCCAATTATTGTTGGCCCATTTACTTACTCGTATCGTTATAGAGAGGATTCCTATCGCGTGATGTGGAATTTTGACTATTATTTTGGATGGTACGAATATTCAAACTATAGCGGAATTAACATTACTCACACCTTTGAAGGATTTGGAACAGAGGACTTTGAAAGATGGGGGTTACTCTATGCTTTAAATGACATGGCTGGTAAATATCTCTATTCATGGTGGGATATTTACGGCGGGGGTACTGTTAGCGCTTTTACAATGGGGAATTGGTATGTTCAAGTAGATGGAGGACCCCCTCATGCGCTGGATACTGCTGACTTTGAAACAATGGGCGCAAGACAACAGTTTGTACCAAACCTGTATAAATATGACGATGGGGATGGAGAAAAAACCATAATGACCTGGTTCTGGAATCCCTGGTATAACACTACAGAATACCCCTTAGAGGCAAGGTATAAAAATAATTGGTGTGGTCTTACCCAATGGGATCAAAACAATGTTACCCTTTTCCCAACTGAGACAAATGAATATTATGCCAAAATTGACGATTTAGAAATCAACGATGTGCAGGTATGGATTGCAAGGCAAACCAGGGTATTTGAAGAAACAACGATAGAAACAGGCGCGTTACATACAGGGCCTTTGGGTGGTACTAATATAGATTTGCCATTCCCGGCTCGAATTGGAGGATAGAAAAATGGTAGATATTGCAACGGGAAATGAAATTACTGCCAGAGGTATCGGTTCGGACGCTAGAGATTTAGCGCTGGGACGTTTTAATGCCGGTGAGTTTGCTGTGTTTACAGCATGGCAGCAACTTCGGGAAGCTATTGCCTGGCTACAGGAGGCAACAGAGCTTTTTGAGTTTCCGGAGATTGACATTGTGTTTGATCGCGTTCCCCTTATGGGGCTTGATGGAATGGTCCTGACAGATCCAGTACCGCCAATATTGGAAGAAATTGAAGTTGAAACAGTTTCTTTTCCCTTTGCTCCGCCGGTAATGCCACCCCTGGTATTAGATGTTGACGATATACCGATTTTTGATGTGGTTATCCCTGCGTTCTCCATTCCAGATGCACCTGATGTAGTGTGGCCTACGCTGGACGCAACACCGCCAACAGCAACAGATATAACCATTCCAACCGCCCCGAGCATCACATTACCGGCTCTACCCTCTCTTGATGGTGTGAGCGTTCCATCTCCCCCCGAAATTACAATGCCGACATTCGAGGGAGTTGCGCCATCGATGGACCTTACACCGCCAGAACCGGCTTTCACATGGGATGAAGCAGATTACGATAGCGATTTGATGCAGGCGTTAAGAACAAAACTCCTGACCGATCTTCAAAATGGTGGGACAGGGTTAGGGGCTGCCGTTGAACAGGCAATATGGGATCGAGCATTAGAAAGACAGGAAGTGCAGACCGAAAAGACATACAATGAAGGGTTGTACTTGTGGGCTTCAAAAGGCCACTCGTTACCACAGGGCGCACTTGTAAGCAGATTGGCAGAGATAAGGGCAAGGATAGACCAGCTCAACGAAGATCTCAATAATGATATTCTGATCGAGCAAGCAAAGCTGGCCCAGGAATACACGATTTTAAACATTAAGGAAGTGATTAATTGGGAAAAGACCTACATGGGCCACCTGAACAATGTCCAGCAGAGAGCATTTGAAGCTGCGGTAAAAACGGTTGAAATGGCAATCTTAATTTATAATGCGAAAATCGCTGCCTACAATGCACAGCTAGAAGCATACAAAACCTATGCTCAAGTGTTTGAAGCCCGGATCAGGGCAGAGATCGCAAAGGTGGAAATCTACAAGGCCCAGGTTGAGGGCGCTAAACTATCGGTTGAGATACGGAAAGCGCTTATCGATGCTTATGAAGCCCAGGTTGCGGGGATCACTACTCTTATCGAGTTATATAAAGCACAGATGGAAGCCGCGAATATCCAGGCTCAATATGACAGGACAAGAATTGAAGGATACAAGGCGGTTGTGGAAGCCTACGGTATCAGGGTTGGCGCTGTTACCAGCAGATATAATGCTTATCAGGCGCAAATAGCCGGAGAAGCCGAAAAAGCCAATATGTATAAGACCCAGGTTGATGCGTATACCAGTAGGGTCGCAGCTTTTAAGGCTGGTGCGGATGTTGACCTTGCCGAAATGAGTTTAACCGTTGAGCATAATAAGGGAGAGGTTCAAACCTACCTGGCATTGATCGAGAAGTACAAGGCAGATATTCAAAGAGCGATTGCACGGGCCGAAATGATAGCAAAAGAGGAAGGCTACAAGACAGACCGATATACCGCAGAGGTGGGAGAGTTTAGTGCAAAGGCCGATGCCCTGGTTAAGTTATATAATGGCAGGGTAACAGAAAGAGCAGCCGAATATGACGTGAGGATAAAAGAGGCCGACATTGAGATGAAGTCGACTGTTGCGCTTTATGAGCTGCAAGTCGAGAGCATAAGGGCTGCCGCACAGATCGCAGCGCAGATATGCGCCTCTGCCATATCATCGGCCAGTGCATCTGTTCATCTTGGGGCAAGCGAATCAAGGTCCGACTCAAGGGCTGGATCTGGCGTTAATAGTGATTCGGGAAGTAGCGTATCTGTAACTTCCAGATCTGTATCAGCTATTACTTCTGACAATGATCAACACATTTACCAAGAAGATTAAAGGGAGGCTGGCAAATGTTATCTGTAGATGCAAGAAAGGCGTTATTCGGTATGCCATCATCAATCAATGCGAGATCGGTATTGAGGGGGGTGCCGACATCCATAGACGCAAGAAGGGCGCTAGCATTTGGGGGGAGTTCGCAATCTTTCCAACCTCTCTTGAGAAGGAGAAATCTGCGGTTAGGGGTTAAGAAACAAATGGACAAATTCAGCTTGTTAAAAAACTGGAAGTAGGGAGGACTTAAAATGTATGGATTGAGAGATGAAGTTTCCAGCTTCAACAAAAACAGGATGGGTGGCTACAGGGCCAGAGTCAGGTCTTTCCTTGATCGCAGAAAAGAAGGTTACGCAGGGGTAAGGCAGAAATTAAAAGGAGTAGCCGGTTTTATGCCGGAAGTCTACAACAGAGTAACCGCTTTAGGCGGTACTAAAACCCCCGCCCCTGGCAGAGGCTTTACTCCCGGTGAAAGAATGAGGGAGATAGCGGGGAATGTGGGATTGCCATCACCGCCCAGGGAATCTACCGTTAAGGGAATTGCCAATGCCCTCCAAACTGGCGGCAAGTCTTTCTTGAAAAGTGGTGGAAGTCCGCTTCTAGCTGCTGGCGCTACTGCCTATGAATTGGCGCAAAAACTTAAAGGAATTAGAGGACCCGCACCAGAAACATTCGCAGCAACCATGCCAGCAACCATGCCAGAGCAGGCCATAGAGCCGGATCTCCGGGCAAGGGCAGAGAAGGCAGCCGGTGGCGGTGAGTTTAAGCCGGACTTCAGCAAGCCTAATTGGTGGAAAGATGAACGGTTGGGGGATAGAAGGCCAACCAGGGTAATACTAGGGACGGAAAGCCATTGGCAAAGCCCGATTACAGGCGGGAGCTATGCTACACCGAAAGAAGCATATGAAGGAATCGGGGTTGATGTTAGGGCGTTGGAGGCTTCAAGGGCGCATGAACTGGAATTAGAAAAGACGAAGGGCAGATATGGTCTGCTTGAGCAAACAGCAAAGCCTTTCAAGAGATATGAGGAATTAGGATCGAGCCCAATGGGGGAGCCATCGATACTTGATACGCTAACAGGTGGCGTTTCCGCCCCCGGTATGCCCGGGGCAGCACAGGGAGGGATCCCCCAGGAGGCCATTGATTCCCTCAATTCTGTTTCTCCGGAGATTGCGCAGGCTCAACTAGCAGACATGCCACCAGAACAGCGAAAGGCTATTTTGCCACAACTTGATCCGGGGCAAGCGGAGAAAATACTAAAGATATGGAGAAGCCTTCTTTAAAGGGAACTGCTAAATGCCGATACCAACGAGAGAAGAAATACAGCAACTATCTGACGATCTAGCCAATAGATCAAGGAAAGCAGTAACCCCTACCCAAAAACCCGGTATCACACCGGCTGACCTTAAAGATCTTGAAAGTATCCACCAGGCAAGGTTGGTAAGAGAAAGAAAAGAAGCCATTGGGGAGAGATCTGCCATAACTGATGCAGCTATGGGAGTAGGAAGGGGTGCGATTGATTATGCAGGGAGAATACTATTGCCAGAAGCGAGGCTTTACGAAGGTATGTTAAAACCTGGCAGAGAGCATGGCCCTGTTGGAAGATTTGCAACGAAAAGTATTGAGGCAATAGAGGATTTCAGAGCAAAAAAACCCTGGATGCAACCGAAAGAAGGGTTTGCCGGTATGGTTTCAGAGGGGTTTGCCATGACAACCATGTCGCTAATGTCTGCGATCCCTGGTGCGCTTGCCGGTGCTGGTCTTGGCGCTTTGGGAGGAACAGCCGGAGGCCCTCTTGCCCCCCTTACCGTTCCAGCAGGGGCAGCAGCAGGGTTTGTTTTAGGTGGTGCGGTTCAATTTGGGGCAGCACAAATTGATGATTTTCTTAATCGGTCAGACAAGGCCGGAGTGCCAAGAGAAAAAAGCGAACCCATAGCGGTAGCAGCCGGTTTAGTCGAAGGCGGTCTTGAAGGATTATTTAACTGGTTATCACTTATTACTTTTGGATTATCGAAACCCCTTACAATCCCGGCTCAAGTTGCCATGAAAAAGGGAATAGGGGCAGTATTTAAAGTTGGAATTAAGCAATACGCAAAACAAGCAGCACAATTAGCATCGGTTGAGATTCCTACGGAAATCTTACAAGAAGGTATTGGGGCAGAGTTAGAACGGAAAATAGGAATAGGAGATACTAGATTTTGGGATGCAGCAAAACAGGTAATTGGACCAACTGCTGTTTCCTCTATCCTATTTACTGGTTTCTTTGGCTCTATTAACATGGTTAATAGAAAACGTATTAAAAAAGCCCTGACAGATCCAGCCATCCCGATTGGACAAAGGAAGGAAGCAGCACTTTTAGTCGAAAATGCGGTAAAAGAAGTTAATCCAGAATTAGCCCAGGTGTGGGGGCATAACGCTTTTGTAGCCATTGAAAACGGAGAAGCAATAGAAATAGACGAATCCCTTGTGGGGGTTGAGGAAGTTGCGCCAACAGTACCAGGTGAGGAAGTGATCGAGGAAGCGCCTGCCGGTACCGGATTGTCACCCGAAGAAGAATTGGCAGCAACCGAAGAAGATATTGAGAGGATCTATACCCCGGAACAGCTTGCAGATCTGGAAAAGGGAGTTGATAAGAAGATAGGGGATCACTTAAATGCTCTCAGCAAAAAAATTGCAAACCTTGAGAGCCTAAAAAAGAGAACGGACAAGCAGGAATCCAATCTAAAGGCATACAAGGAAGAACGAAAAACAATCATGGAGGAACAGGGCTATGATAAAGAAGGTAAAAGGAGGCTACCAGGTGGTGTCCGAGAAGGGGAAGAACCTGGGAGGCCCGTACAAGAGCGAGAAGGCGGCGAAAAAGCGATTGAAGCAGGTGGAATTTTTCAAACACAAGAAGGGGAAGAGATAGAATTGCCTGGCATCGAGTTTAGGGATGATTTGACACCGGCTGATATTGAAGATCAATGGAGTGAGATGGTTGCAATTCAGGGCCAGCTCATTGAGAAGAACGCTCCCCGATTAGAAGAAATCGAAAAAGAGCTGGCAACACTCAAGGGCAAGCGGAAAAAACCGGATCAGGAGAAGCGGAAAGCATTAAGGGAAGAAGCTCAAGAGTTAAGAGAGGAACCGGCAGCCTTTATAGCTGGCGCTGAAAACAGCTTTATTAACGCACAGGAAGATTTTAATGATCGAGTAATTGCAAGGGCAAAGGAAAAAGGAATAGAGGATGAAGAAACTCAAGGGGAGATTGCGGAGCTTGCCGGAATGATGCTCACCGAAAGGCAGTACATCGAACAAACTTGGAACTGGCCTATAAGCAAGGTTATTGATGAAGCGATTGACGAATACACAGAAGGGGAAGCCGAAGCAGCGCCAGAGAAGCCAGCCGAGGAAGAACTGTCAGCAGAAGAAAGGAGAGATTTAGGTAAGGTTATAAAGGAAGCAGAAAAGGCAGAAGCAAAGAAAGCCAAAAAAGTAACAACCCGAAAACCCACCGAGATCAAACCCGGGGAAACCCCGCAATCTATCGTTAAAGCATTGGGCGGTATTTATATAGAAGAAGGTGGAGAGACAGAGTTTGCAACCGTCAAAGAAGGTGGCGGTACGAATATTGGAATAGTAAATAAAAAAGGATTAACCTTTGACATGATAAGGGAGAAGTTTGTCGAAGATCCAGCAATAGGGGCAGTTACTTCAGACATGACCTTATCTGATTTCAAAGTATGGTTGAAAGACAACTGGAATAAACCTGTTACGGAGAAAGCGATTGAAAAAGCGGCAGAGGAAGAACATGCAAAAGAGATGGAAAGGCCGGAGGAAGAAGGTAAACTTGAGGAAAGGGTGATAGCTGATCTGGCCCTTGAGGAAGGGGATGTTGTCTACACTGCTGGTGATGTCTATAAGGTTAAAAGGGTAGCCGAGGGAGAGGTAACACTCCAGGATGATTTCACCATTACCAAAGATGAATTTGACAAGATCACTCTTGAAAAGCCGGTTGTAAAGAAAGCGGCTGTTGGAGGATTACCTGCCGAAGTTAAGAAGCAGTTGAATATTAAGGTTGGCAAGAAGGAGGGGGCAGCCGAGGAAGCCAAAAAGAAAGAGCCGTGGGAGATGACGAGGGGGGAATATTTTAACGCTTCAAGATTCTATCAGTCTGGTCCGCACAAAAATTTAGAGTTGCCAGATGGAGAGCGCATTCTTCTCCGCAAGGAATCAACCCTAAAGACTTGGCAAGAGCGCAGCGGCGATTTTGTGGCAGGAACCCATGAGGCACGAATTAAAAAAGCCCTATCCGAAAACAAACCCGTTTCCCCCGAAGTCCTAAAGGACTATCCCGAGCTACAAAAGCCAGCCGAGGAAGCAAAGAAAAAAGAACCGACCAGGGAAAAATTCATCAAAGACCTGGAAATGAAAGGAGTAGCGACAGGATACGAAGGCGAAACCATCTCAATTCAACATAGTGATGAAAGCGGATACTATGTTCGCATCACCAAGGATGGCATCCGTACAGAGAAAGGTGGAGATCCCAAGGGCGGTGGTTGGGGCTTAGAAGAAGCCAGGGCAAAAGCCCTTGATATGGCTGGATTTGAGGAAGCCCCGGAAGCAACCGAGAAAACCAATCCGGTATCCGAGTGGGTAGCTGATCGGGTCAGCAAGGGGAGACTCTTTGTTGCGAAGGATCTATTCGATCAGGCCGATAAGTATTTTGGCGGCACACAGGCCCAGGGGAAGTATGTTGCCAAAGATGCCTATGAGTTGATGGAATTGGGCGTTAATCAATATATTAAAAAGATCGGCATAGGATTTGAGCCAACTGGTGCTGTAAACAGTCCAGCAGTACATGAAAGAATTAAGTTACTAAAGCAGCTCGTCAACAAACTCCCCACTCAAACCCGAAGAACAACCGAATCCGGAGAGTTTCAGCAATTCTCTACTCCCCCTCACCTGGCCTTTGTGGTTAATTGGGTAGCCAACCTCAATAAAGATGATGTGGTCCTTGAACCATCTGCGGGAATCGGGGGGATCGCAGTATTCGCTAAAAACGCAGGGGTGTCAAAGGTAATCGTCAATGAACTGTCAAAGGACCGGCTGGATCTGCTCAAACAGTTAGGCTTCGATGAATACTTCAATGAAAACGCAGAGCAGCTCGATAACATACTCCCCGATACCGTAAAGCCAACCGTAGTCGTTATGAACCCCCCATTTAGCGCTACTGCTGGCAGATTAGAGGGCAAAAGAGATACTAAATTCGCTACCAGGCATATCGAGCAGGCTATGGCAAGATTAGAACCCGGGGGAAGACTGGTTGCGATTGTTGGTAAGGGAATGGGGATGAATGCACCGGCTTTCAGGGAATGGTGGAATAAGAAGGATTACAACGTCAGGGCCAATATTAGAATATCCGGGAAGGAATACCAGAAGTACGGCACTACGTTTGATAACAGAATAATAGTTATTGACAAAAACAGCAAAAAGAAGGATAATATAATAACAGGCAAAGTCGAAAGTGTTGAAGATTTATTGCCTTTGTTGGAGGGAATAAGAAATGAAAGAAGCTATCAAGCTAAACGAGAGCCCACTAAACCAACTGGCAAAGAGTCTGCTGAAGAAGGTAGAGCCGGAGTGGGGCGAGAACCTTCTTTACTTTCTACAACTGGCACTTTGGGGACTGAACCAGGAAGGGGTGAGCGTGAGGGGGAACAGGCCATTGAGGGAGAACGTGGAGGCCCTGGCGGCCTGGAAACCGGGGAACCTACAGAAGCTCATCTTCCCGAACGAGAACGGAGAGGACAGCGAAAGCGACCTTCTGAAACACCAAAAACCCCTGGACCTGGCGACAGAGCTATTGGAACACATAGACAGCCGACTTACCGCCACCCTGGAAAACTACCCTATCCCGAGGGATCTACCGGCAAACTTCAAGTAGGGGAAGAAAAGGGAAAGAAAGAGAAAAAAGCCCTTACTGACTCTATCTATGACGAATACACTCCCGAAAAAGTAAAGATCAAGGGCGCTCAAAAGCACCCTGGCAAATTAGTAGAATCTGCTGCCATGGCAGCAGTTGAACAACCTACCCCAACCTACCAACCGGACCTCCCTAAAGAATCCATCGAATCAGGCAAAATTAGTGATGCTCAATTAGAGGCGGTAGTCTATGCCGGTCAATCCCACGAAAAGACCCTTCCCACAGGCGAGAGAAGGGGCTTTTTTATCGGCGATGGTACAGGTGTTGGCAAAGGCCGAGAAGCTGCTGCGATTATCCTTGATAACTGGAACAAGGGCAGAAAGAAATCGATATGGTTATCAGAGAAACAGGGATTAATAAAGGATGCGAAGCGTGATGTTGACGGGGTTGGCTGGAATTCTAAAGTTGTATTCCCATTAAACAAGACAAAAGCTACCGGCAAGATAGCACAAGAAAATGGCGTATTATTTACAACCTACGACACCCTAAAGAATAAAGCGCGAGACAAGGGAGATGTGGCCGGCAAGAGAAGGCTTGACCAGGTAGCTGAGTGGTTAGGTGAAGACTTTGATGGTGTTATCGTCTTTGACGAATCTCACAACATGGGAAATGCCATTGAAACTAAAGTCGGTGGTAGAAAGAAAGATCCTTCCAACAAAGCACTTACCGGGGTAGAACTCCAAAGAAGATTACCCAATGCAAGGGTCCTATATGTGTCTGCAACCGGCGCAACCGATCCGCTAAACCTGGCATACGCAACGAGGCTAGGATTGTTCGGGGAAGGTACGCCATTCCCCAATGTTGGTACATTTGTCAACCAGATTGAAGCGCAGGGCTTGGCAGCTATGGAGTTAGTTGCACGAGATATGAAGGCTATGGGTAAGTACATTTCGAGATCCTTATCCTTCGATGGAGTAACATACGAAAGACTTGAGCATAAACTCACCCGGGATCAGAAAGACATTTACAACGAACTTGCTGGTGGATGGCAGATCGTATTAAAGAATGTCCACGATGCACTCAAAGCAACAGGCAGGGAAACGGAAACCGGAAAGCAAGTAACGGGGGCAAACAACGGTCAGGCGATATGGAGTCATTTTTGGAGTACGCAGCAGAGGTTTTTTAACCAGGTAATAACTGCCATGCAAGTACCATCTGCGATAAAGAGCGCAGAGAAAGATCTTAAAGATGGCAAGTCGGTTGTTTTTCAGCTTGTCAACACAATGGAAGCAGCTCAAGAAAGGGCATTGTCAAGGATTGAAGAAGGCCAGGCGATTGAGGATCTTGACCTTACCCCGAAACAGCAGCTAATGGATTGGGTTGAAAGATCCTTCCCGGTCCAAGAATATGAAAAATATAAAGATGAAGATGGGAATGAGAGGGCAAGGCCGGTATTTGAGGCAGATGGTGAGACACCGGTAATAAACAAAGAAGCGGTAAGGATGCGAACCGAGCTGCTTGCAAAGATCGGCAGCATAAAGGCAGTTGATAACCCACTCGATCAGATTATCGATTACTTTGGGGCAGAAAATGTTGCCGAAGTAACCGGAAGGAAAGTAAGATTAATCAGGAAAGAAGGGGTTGAGGGGAAGGTAGAGGAAAAACTAGGGCTTTCTCACAGGGAAAAAGACGCTGATGCCTTCATGGATGGCAAAAAGAGGGTTCTTATCTTTAGCGATGCCGGTGGAACCGGGAGAAGCTATGACGCAGATCGGAATGTAAAAAATCAGCAAAGGAGATCCCATTACGTTCTTCAACCTGGATGGAGGGCTGATAGAGCAATTCAAGGCATGGGAAGAACGCACAGAGCAAACCAAGCGATACCGCCTCACTACGTTTTAGTCCATACGGATCTCGAAGCACAAAAAAGGTTTATCTCCACTATTGCAAGAAGGCTGGATCAGTTAGGCGCATTAACTAAAGGCCAGCGTCAGACCGGAAGCCAGGGGTTCTTCCAGGCAAGGGATAATCTTGAAAGCCCTCATGCGATAGAGGCACTCCACGGCTTTATAGCCGATACCGCCTATGGACACAACGACATTGATATTGACGAGTTTTACAATCAGACAGGGCTAAGGCTTACGAGTGAGAAGGGCGGTTTGAACTTTATTGAGATGAAGCAATTTCTCAATCGCTTGCTCTCATTAAAAACAGATTACATGAATAGGGTTTTCAGCGCCTATCAAAAGAAATATGATGAAGTGATTGAGCGTCATATCAACAATGGAACACTTGATAAGGGCATTGAAACATTACGAGCTGACAAGGTAGAGAAGGTATCGAGCCAGAAAGTATATACCCACAAGGAAACAGGCGCAGAAACACACTATGTTGAGATTGACGCTACCCGACCAGCCGACCTCATTAAATACGAAGAAGCAAGGGACGCCTTTAGGGGAGGCACGGCCCAAGGGATTTTTCAGAACATAAGTAGTGGTAGGGTATGGGTTGCATCTTACAAGAGATTTCACACAGATCCGAATACAGGCAGCATAAATGAATACTACGCACTACTATCCCCGGCAAGGCATTATCAAACAGCGAAATCCTATGTATTTGAAGATAAGGAAAAATGGAGATCCCTAACCGATGCCGAGTCAAAGGAATTATGGAACAAAGAATATGCCGATCAGCCGAAAACCGTAACTGATCGAATCCACATGATTACAGGGGTTATCCTTCCAATATGGGATAGGATAAAGGGAAGTACCCGGATAATAAGAACACAAACAGATGAAGGGGAAACCCTTTTAGGCCGGATGATCGACCCTGCTCACGTTACGAAAACCCTTCAAAGCCTTCAAGCAGAGCTGAAAGCACCAAAGGAAACCCCGGCACAGATCGTTGATAAAATACTGAAAAACAACTATGTGGCTGAACTTGCAAATGGCTGGATAATCAAAAGGGTTAAGTCCTATCAGGAAAACAGGATCGAGATAGATGGTCCTGATTACTCACACATGAGGGAATTAACGAGGGCTGGTGTTTTTACGGAAGTCATCGATTACGATACTCGCTTTTTCATCCCCACCGGGGAAGATGCAGCCAAGATATTTAAGCAGATAACAGAGAGCAGACCGGTATTGAGTTTAAGACCACATAAGCCTGCTACCGCTACGTTTGCCAGGGCAGCCAAAGAGGCTGCCGGGATCCCGGTTGAACAAATAAAAAATACAATCACTCCCATCTTAAAAAACCTCAAAGGATTAACCCCTGGGGTTAATGTGGTTAGCTCAATCTCCGAGCTTTCCCCTGAATTGCAAAAAGAGGCGGGAAAAGTAGCCGGTGCCGGGGTAAAGGCCGTATTTGATAGCGAAACCAACGAAATAACACTTGTTGCCGAAGGGCTTTCAAGTATTGAAGAAGCCCAGGAATCACTTTTCCATGAGCTGTACGGTCATTATGGCCCAAGAAAACTTTTTGGCAGATCTTTTGATCCCTTCCTGGCACAAGTCTATAATGCCTATGGTCCCAAACAATTACAAGACATAGCAGATCTCTATGGCCTTGATTTCAGCAAAAGGGAAGATCGGCTTACCGCAGCCGAAGAAAAACTGGCACGGATGGCCGGGAAGAATGAAAAGCCTGGTCTTTTAAAAAGAGTATATGCCTATATCAAAAATTGGCTGCGAAAGATGGGTTTTAATATAAAGCTCAACGATGATGATCTTAAAATAATTGTTGGCGCAACAAAAAGGGCAATAGAGGAAGGATACGACATCGGGGAATTAAGGGGAGCTGCAACAAGATTTGCCAGGGAGAAAGAAGCAGGAAAGGCCGAAGAAGTCCTAAAGCAATTCCCGGTAAAATATGAAGGCATACAGAAAGGCTTTTTAGGTGCGGAAGATGTAGTTGTATTCAGAAACAAGAAGAATGAAGAATTTAAAGTGCCGGTATCCGAGTTTAATGAGGAAGCGGTCAGAAAAGCACTAGGCATAAAAGCGCCATCACCGCAGATGGGCTTTAGGTTTGCCAAAGAGAAAGAAGTGTCTCCCACTAAAGAGCCGATGGCTGCCCTGCCCTCTCAAGTAAGGCCGAGGATCGAGGCAGCAAGGGGGATACCGAAGCCAACCATAGTGCAGAGATTAGAGAAGTTAGGCACACAGATCATGGCATCTACCACTCGTCACTGGCCTTTGCTCGACCCGAAAGAACATGGATTTGCGATAAGTAATTTGAGAAGGTTTCAGGAGATCCCCTCATATGCAAAAGACGCAGGGATGAATCATCTTAAAGATGTGCTATCCGGCCTTACTCCCCAGGAATATGATGCGTTTTCCATGAATCTGCTCTTATCAGATATGATGCACGACATTGATTTTGTGGATCCGGCAACAGGGGAACGCTTGCTCGATCCCGGAAAAGGGCTTCCCTATGATTTTATGGACCGCACGGAAGTCGTTAGCACCTTGAGCAAGTTTAAAAAGATGGCAGAGGAAAACCCGAAAATAAAAGAGGCCCTGGCTAAACGAAAAAGTTTTATGAGCAAGCTGAAAAAGGATCTCATTGATGCCAAGTTTCTCAATAAAAATGTTGTTAAAAATGAAGATTACTGGCATCACCAGGTCCTTGAGTATATGCAGAAGAAATACAAAGATACTGGCATCGGAGGTAAAGACGTAAGGACACATAAGAAAGGATGGATGATAAGCCGGATCGGATCAATTAAAGATTACAACACCGAATATGCCGAAAGTGAATTTGAGGTTGTATCGCAGGGGTTAGCGCAGTTAAGGGCAAAAGAGATTATTGACGAGATGGACACGAAATACAACATAATAAAATCATTGAGGGCAAAGGCAAAAGACAAAAACACAGCTAAACTATGGGAGGTTTTAAGGGATAAAGGAGAGATCGAAACGGACGAATTAGGGAAAGAGATAGATCCGTTAAAACCATTTAGCATAAAGATCGCTATGGGGTTTGGCAAGCTAGGGAAGCTGGCGGCAGACGGTGAGCTTTATGGGCCGGTAGAATATGAGGGGATCATAGATGATCTTGCGGCCTCTCATGCAGAAAAGGCAGTAGCAAAAAAAGACTACCCCGAAGAACCCGAATTGGGGGGATCTGTAACCACGGACAACCCTCTGATCTTCCAGTTTTTGAGCTATCTCATAAACAGCAATCAGGATGGCGCTCAAGCAGCAGCTACAATATTCAATGGGATAAGGGAGCGGAATGCCTTTATCAAGGCCGGGTTAGGAAAAGATTTTACCACCTGGAAGAATCTCATGCCGGAGGATTATTCAAGCTGGAAACCAAAACCCCATACCGCCTGGTTTATTACCAACGCCATAAATGACAAGATACTGGAAGGCGTGATTGCAGGGAACAGACAGCTCACAGAGGATGATGCTAAAAAGATACTGGCAAGGGGGATGGATCTGGAGTGGGTAATCCCCACCAACATAGCTGATACAATGGACGACATCACCTTCTTCCCGAACAGGAATCCCATTCAAAGAATTGCCGAAAGATCATTGAATCTGTGGAAGCAATACATTTTGATAAATCCTTTGCGGATAATCAAGTACAATACTAACAACCTCTCCGGGGATGCGGACATAACGCTGGCCTATGATCCAAAGATAATAAAAAACTATTCCATACAGGCAGCGAAGGACCTGTGGAAGTATCATTATAAATACGATCAACTACCGGCTGATCTTGTAAAGGAAATGGATGTTGCGCGGAAAGAAGCGGTAATAGGATCTGGAATGACGATCCACGATATACCCGATGTTGTCCAAAACCTTTCTCACGATAATTTTATGAAATTAATGAGGGGTGAAGGGAAAAACCTTGAATACTATGCAAAGGCATATTGGGAACATTCAAAGAGGTTTACCACCTGGAGGGAAAACGTATTAAGGCTGGCAGCATTCAGATATTTTAAGGACAGGATAAGGGCCGGCGAGAAAAATATCTATGGCGTTTCTAATCCTGACGTAGTTGACGATACCCCCTTTGATGGTGATCGTAAGGCAGCTCTTTTGGCAAGGGATCTGCTCGGTGATTATGGCAATATCACCCAGGCCGGACAATGGTTGAGAAGAAAGATGATCCCATTTTTTTCATGGCTGGAAATAAACGCCCCCAGGTATTATAAATTATTTAGAAACCTGCCACTAGAAGGGAGGGGCAAGAAGGGCGCTATATCGATGGCGAGTATGTCGTTTGCGAAAGAAGGAGCTGCGCTGGCATTTAGGGCGAGTATGCTTTATGGCTCTATCATGCTCTGGAATATGATCTTCTTCCCGGACGAAGAAAGAGAGCTTGGGGAGTCGGGGAGAAGGCAACTTCACATTATCCTACCGCCTGGCAGGAGGGGTGATGGATCTATTGTTACACTCCGCTTTCAGGGTGCGTTAAGTGATGCACTAGAATGGATTGGGATGGAAGATGCGCCACAAGACATGAAGGACCTTCTTACCAGGAAGATGAGCTTCTACGATCTTTACAAAGACGCTTACCAGGGATTTGTCAACAAATTTGCAAGGGGCATCAGGCCGGATCTCAAGATGGCTTTAATGGAATTGCCCACAGGTAAATCAACCTACCCCGATATATTTAAGTCAAGACCGATCAGGGATAAGCTGGAGCATATCGCAAGGACATTCTCCCTGGACATTCCCTATCGGTGGGCTGCCGGAAAGCCACTGAGGGGCAAAGCTACTGGCGGGAGATTAATGCAGGATATAGCAAGTATAGTTTCTTACAGGACCGATCCGGGCGAAATGGCTTATTACGACACCCGGAAACTTGCAACAGATTATCTTGAGGATAATAATTTATCAAAGCCGATGGTTGATCCAACCACAAAGAGTAACGCACTTTATTATTATAAGAGGGCTTTAAAATTTGCAGATCTAAAAGCTGCCGAGAAATACCTCAAACAGTATCAGGATCTTGGCGGTACAACGAAAGGGCTGAAGATAAGTATCAAGCTGGCGCATCCCATGTCCAGCGTTCCCATTAGGCACAGAAAAACATTTTTTGGAAGCCTGACAAAAGGAGATAGGGAAAAGGTTAAATCTGCAATCAAGTGGTATGAACAGACCTATCGAGGAAGAAAGGAGGCTGCGTAATGTGGGAATATATTGCAACTGCTATGGGTACGATTACCATCCTTCTTATTGGCTATCAGATCAATCGCCAGGGCAAGCAAGAGGATAAGCTGGACGACCACATTAAGAGCATGAATAAAGTCTTAACCACAAAGCTCAGTACGCTTGATTGCGATAAAATAAGAGAAGATTGCGCTGAACATCGCAAGGCGGCGTATGAAGATTCTACCGTTAAAGCTCTTGACGATTTAGGGAAAAAGAATGAACGGTTTTGGGATGTGATAAATCTTCATTCCCATACCGGGCTAACGATGGATTCGGTTATAATAAGAAAGGATCACGATAAAGGATAGCTTATGGGTGATTGGCCTCTACATGGGTACTGCTCAAGGATAAAACATTATCCCGATGGTTTTGGGGCAGGGGATATAAAAGTTTATGTTTCATGCACAACAGCACATACAAAAGGAGATTGGGTAGAACTTGTTGCCAGCACGGACTTCGATTGTTTTCTTTTCGTTCAGGTATATGTTGTTTTTAGTTCCTTATTTTTTTTCTTTGACATAGGGATAGGCGCTGCTGAATCGGAAGTGGTTTTGTTCCCGAATTTAATGGTACAGGACAAAACATACTTTATGGTAAATGATCAATTTGTTCTGCCCGTTCTTATTCCAGCCGGAACAAGAATTTCAGCAAGGAGCCAAAGCAATGTTACCGCGAGCAGAGGTATATCTTTAAATATCGGGCTAATTGAAGGAAAGAACTTCAAAACGCCATTTTCTTATGCTCATTGTGATGCGTATGGGGCAGATGAAGCGGACACTACTGGCGTAGAGATAGATCCGGGGGCAGTAGCAGACACAAAAGGGGCGTGGGTAGAGATTACCGGCTCAACAACAGAGGACCTCAAGGGTTTTTTCTTTAGGATAGGGGATAAGGCTAACACAGTCTTGACAACCTGTTACTGGCAACTTGACGTAGCGATTGGCGCTGCTGAATCGGAAGTGATAATAGTTGAAAATTGGGGGCAAGCTGCTTCTGGCACTCCTGATCGCATTACCCCTTTACACTCCCCCTTTTTCGGGATCTCTATCCCGGCAGGAACAAGAATCGCAGTACGAGCAGCTTGCAGCACTAATGGTGCAACCGACAGGTTATTTGATTTTGTGTTGTATGGAGTAAGGTAATGTTTTTTTCGATTGGGAATATAGCCCGACATAAAGGTTATCCAGCATCAGGTTATGCAACTACGGTAACTGCTGCCGGGAGTGCTGACACAAAGGGGGAGTGGACAGAGCTGGTGGCAAGTACGGACTTCGAGGCAGGTGCATTTTCTATTGAGGTTCTATATTGGTCGCAAGCCGATTCGGATGTTCTTTGGGATGTAGGCATCGGCGCTGCTGAATCGGAAGTAAGCATTGTGGATAATTTGATATTTGCAGTAGGGAAAACCTACAGTTATCGTAATGCCCTAACTTACCATTTTCCCTTACCAATCCCTGCTGGCACAAGATTATCGGCAAGGTGCCAAGCTGAAATAGCCAGTAGCACCATTGGCCTTGCAACACAGATTTATGATGTTACGTACTACTCTCAAGGGCCACCAGGTAGAATCACAACCTACGGTGCTAATACTACCGATACAGATGGCGTAGAGATAGATCCGGGGGCAGTAGCAGACACAAAAGGGGCGTGGGTAGAGATTACCGGCTCTCTCACACATGACATTCAAGGGTTTATGTGGGGGATTACATCAAACCAGAATCATGCCAGATCAACTTACACCTTCAAACTTGACATAGGTGTTGGTGCTGCTGCATCGGAAGTGGTCATTATGTCAAACCATCTATTGACCAGCTACACCCAACTCGATATGGTTTTTCCCAGGTTTTCCCCTTATATTCCCTTCCCTATCCCGGCTGGAACGAGAATATCAGCAAGGGCAGCTTGTAGTGGTACGGATGAAGCAGACAGAAAATTTGGTTTTATATTTTATGGCGTAAGCTAGGAGGTTATCATGGCAGTTACATCAGTTGGAAGTGGACAACAAACAGCAGTAGTAGATACCGAGCATACCCTTGATACCGAAACAGCCGCCGGTGTCTACGTTCTAGTCGTTGACACAAATGAAATGATAAACGGTGATGTGGTTATCCTTCGGCTAAAGACAAAGGACAAATCAGGGGGGGATTCAAGGCTGGCATACCAGGCTACTTATGCTCATATTCAGACAGAACCGCACAAGTATAGCATCCCCATCCCGGTAGATACGGAGATTATCGCTACCCTGGAACAGACGGATGGAACCTCAAGGGACTTCGATTGGAATTTGTTAAAATTATAGGATCTTCAAATGAATATTCTACGATATGCCGCAAGTTATTTACCAGTTGAATCTGTTACAAAAACGGTTGACATTGATGCGCTTATCCAGGGTGTGTTAAGCAGTACGGTTGATCTCGATGCTTTGCTCAATAAGGGGGATATCCCCGTTACCCTTGACATTGATGGGCTTATTTATTTGTTGGGGACTATCGCTACCGATCTCGATGCCTACCTGACCAAGGCCGGATCATCGACTACCGGCATTGATGCCCTCTTAAAAGCTATTGGATTAACTTCAACAACCGATCTCGATGCCCTGCTCAATCAGACAGACCGGACCATAGCCTCAAACATTGATGCGATTACCTATGCTATTTACACAAAAGCCATCTCTCTTGATGCCCTTTTGAATAAAATCGGCATTGAAACTTCCCTATCTATCGATGCACTTCTCAACAAGGCTGACATTACTCTAACAACAGGGATTGATTCGTTACTCCTAAAAGTGAATATCGAAGGCGGTACTTTCGGGATCGATGCGCTGCTTAATGAAGTAGGATTGCTGGCCCAGGTTGATCTCAACGCACTTCTGACGAAGGTGCAGACCGCTACCACTGCCCTGGATGCTTGCCTGTATTGGGGGCTTGTCAAAACCCTATCTCTTGATTCAATTTTAAATAAAACAGATTTGACAGCATTGACTAATTTAGACGCACTTTTAAATGAGGTGGGAAGATCCGCCACCACAACATTAGATGGTTATCTCTACCAAATTAATACTATCACTTTTGAATTAGATGCTCTACTGAATAAAGTAGGCTTTACTTCTACCGCCAATCTTGACGCTCTTTTAAATAAAGTGGGGCAAACTAAAGCGGTATCTTTAGATGCCGGGCTTTTTTGGGGGTTTGTCAAGGAAGCAAGCATTGATTCTATTTTAACAAAGACATTGGGAAAAGAGATAAATATTGATGCCTGTGTCAGGGGAGAAATATTGAGAATTACTTTGCTGGATGCGGTCCTGGTGTCAGCCCTGCTCTTTGCGCAATCCAGATATACGTTCAAAACAAAACTGGACCGGGAAATGTTTTTCTCAACTTTAGAAATGCCAATGGCGGTATCGAGGTTAGGATAATGATGTTAAGACCACTTTACACTAAACATATCGGCACTCACTGTTTTGGTGATCCTGATACGGTTGGGACAATAAGGATTCGCCAGGATGGGACAGATTATGTAATGGAGGTTTATGCGGGAGGTGATGTTTGGAATGAAATGGAAAGAAAGGGTCTTTAAAATTGCTTTGATTTCCTTCTTGTTGTTCCCGTCTATAGCGGGGGGAACGGATATAACCTGGCCCACCGGATCAACCCTTACTTTTGGCACTACTCAATGGGATGATGGTTCGGATAAATTTGATGGGGAGGTATGTTCTGATGATAGTGTAGATGATGATGCTATAGATTTCTCGTCTGACAATTCGGGCGATACCGTATCCATAACTGATATGTTGAGTAGTGGCCCAGGATCAGGTGAAGATGAGATTAAATTATGTGGCGTTAGTTTATTGGTAATGGCAAGTTTTATTTTTGTCAATACTTGCTTTGCCGTATCTGCAATAGAGGTATTAAGGCCAACATCAGACGTAGATGTTAATATAGCAAATACCAGCGATGGTGGAGGAGTTCACTACACAGAAGTAGATGACCAGCTTTCGGATGCTGGTGCAACTGTTGTTTATACAGATGCTGGTGCAACTCACACTGTAGAGTATGATTTATACGGTATTCAAAACCATAGCGCAGCGAGTGTTGGAACGATTGAAAAAGTTTCTCTGGTAGCACTTACATCGTATGAGTGTCTTTATTCACCGCCTGCTTGTTTTGGAAAGATATATTTTAAACTAACAACCCATTCAACTACCTATACTGCGTCTCCCCAAAACATAACTTCAGGATGGGCGAGTTATACAGAGGATTATGCTACCAACCCCTATACTTCTTCCGCCTGGACATGGGATGAAGTGAACGATTTAATAGCAGGGTTTGGATTTGATACACAAATTTATACATCGGGCGCTTGTTCTCTTTTTTATGTAAAGGTCACCTATACACTTCCCACTGGTGAAACCCTAAGACCAACCTCGGATTCAGATGTTAATTTAGATTCTACCGCTGGAGATAATTATACAGAAGTAGATGAGGACCCTATAAATTTGGCTGATTATGTTTCTGAATCAGGTGTTGCAGGATATACAAAAGACCTCTACGGAATGGGGGATTCTGGTGTGGGGACTGGTACTATAAATAGTGTTACTGTGGTTTGGAGTGGTTATGGATATAAACCATGGTTCAATCCTGGAGGTGGTAATATAAAACCGACAGTAAAGATGGGTGGCACAGAGTATGATGGAAGTGAAAAAGAATTATCTTTTGATTGGGCAAGCGGAGACCTCTATTCTCAAACATGGAATGAAAATCCAAACACTTCTTCTGCATGGACTTGGGCAAATATAGATGACTTAATTGCAGGAATACAAATTAAATCTTATGATGCCGCGAGTGTTACCGCTGTAACTCAATTTTATGTAATAGTTGATTATACGGTAGAGGGGGGGGCCAGCTTGTCCGCCGATATTGACGCACTTATAAAGAAAGCCCTATCGGATGGCGTGGACCTGGATGCGTACCTTACAAAATCAATCCCAATAACACTTGACCTGGATGCGCTACTTAACCTTGTAGGCCAGACCAAAACGCTTGAAATCGATGCCTTATTGCAGAAGGCGGGAGTAGATACTTCCCTCTCCTTAGATGCCATTTTGCAGCAGCTTAAATCAGGCGAGATTTCCCTTGATGCCCTGCTCAATCAAGTGGGTCTTACAACTTCCTCAAGCCTGGATGCCATATTAGAGCAATCCGGAATAGTGCAGGTTTTTCTTGATGCCCTGCTCAATAAAACAGGGCTTACTGCTTCCTCAAGTCTGGATGCCATATTGCAGCAACTTAAATCGGGGCAAGTGTCTATCGATGCACTTCTCAATGAGGTTGGACAGACAGACCAGGCTTCCCTTGACGCACTACTTAATGCTCTAGGTGTAAGTTCAACTGCGGAACTCGATGCCTTGCTAAATAAGATAGGATTAACCATATCCTCTAGCATTGATGCACTTCTAAACAAAGTTGGTCAAGCAAGCCAGTTAAATATTGATGCCCTTTTAAACGCCATTGGCTTAACCTCAACTGCGGATCTCGATGCCCTGTTGTCAGAAACAGGGCTCACCATAACCTCCGACCTTGATGCGATCCTGGCAGCCATATACACGAAAACCATCTCCCTTGACGCTCTACTAAATAAAATGGGGATTGAGGCATCCCTGTCCATCGATGCACTCTTAAATAAGACAGGGCTTTTCTCAACCACAGAGCTTGATGCCTTTTTAACACAATTCAAGTCAGGGCAGCTTTCCCTTGATGCCCTGCTTGCTAAATATGGAGTGCTGTTTCAGTTAAATTTAGACGCACTCCTGGTGAAAGCGCAATCGGCATCAACCGAACTGGATGCACATTTGATTATGGTAGTTACCGAAAGCCTCTATCTCGACTCGCTATTAACAAAGGGGATTACGGGTCACACCGAACTGGATGCGCTTTTAAATAAACTTGGAAGCACGTCTAGCGTTTTGCTTGATGGCTATCTTACGAAGTTAGGCCAGATCAGCGTAACGCTGGATTCAATACTTCAAAAACAGGGAATCACAGTATCGGGGCTGGATGCCCTGGTGCAAGGAGAAATTCAAAAACCAATATCCCTGGACGCTTTTCTGTTTGTTGGAAAAACTAAAGATGTTTCGATTGATTCCTTGATTACTCAAACGCTGGGAAAGGAGGTGAATATTGAAGCAATCCTGCAAGGCCAGTATGGAGAAATCACCCTGCTCGATGCGCTGATCTACGCAACGCTCCTAAATGCTATACCAAGATTTGCATTGTATAGCACATTAGAGCAGCCCGCTTGCAAGGGATCTCCCGACCTGGCCTTTAAATCAAATTTAGAAATGCCGGAATTGAGATCGAAACTGGAAAAGTATCAGTTTTTCACAAACATTTAAGGGGGAAGGAGAAAGAAGGAGAATATTATGGCTGCAACAGTTCAGATACATGAGAATAGTGCGGATGAAACAGGAGTTGACAAAACCAGCTCAACGGTGCGGTTTAAAAGTGCGGTTGAAACTACGGTAGATACCGCAAACAGGCTTCAGATTCCGGCTGCCGATACGGATTACAGCTACACAAAGCAGTTACGTTTTTATGTGAGTGTAGCCCCGGCAGTTGATTTGCAGAATTTGAGGGCCTATTCGGACGGTGCGAATAACTTTGGTACCGGGATCGGTGTGCAATACGATACCGCGACCGACTGGCAGACGGAAACGGATGCCGACATATCGGGTACGGATGTTTTCACCAAAACATCAGGCGCAAGCATCGATATGGATGCCGGGAATACCGGACCGCATACAGGCACCGGGTATAAGGGGGATCTGTTAAGGCTACAAATGACGGTGGCATCTACCGCAAGTCCTGGTTCGTTAAGTGCGGAAGTTCTTACGTTCAGTTATGATGAAACATAGACCTTGACATCTGCGTACAATTAATATATGCTGTCCTCAAACATTAACTTATTTGAAGGCAGTATAATGATTACAAAAAAATGGGTTACAAAAAAATGTTTGGCATGTAAAAGGGAGTTCAGCTCTTACGTTTCGGAAGAAAGAAAATATTGTTCGCCCAAGTGTCGTGGGATTGGAAGGCGAGTTAAAAAACCACCATGTATTGTTTGTGGTAGTTCTTTGCCATTGAGAAAGGGCAACAAAAAATATTGTTCTTTAAAATGTAGAACGAAAGATTGGACAGGCAAGAAAAAACCCCATACATGGAACATTGAGAAAAGGGAGTGCAAGTTTTGTGGAAAAGCATTTACGGTTGGTGGAAGATATGCAGATAAGATACACAAAGATGCTTTATTTTGCTCAAATGAATGCTCAAGCAAATCGCAGAGAATCACCATAGATGAGTTTTGGGTAAACGGTGGGAAAACTTCAAGTAAGAATTGGGAAGAATACCGAGAAAAAATTTTAAAGAGGGATGGTTATAAATGTGTCTTTTGTGGCATCAGTCGAAACTTACAAATACATCACATGCTCCCCAGGGAATATGGTGGCTCACACACTAAAGGAAATTTAGTTGCGTGTTGTCGGCATTGTCATGGAAGTATTGATAGGGTTATTCGTCTAATTGCCAATAACGATCCTGACAACCAAAAAGAGGTTATCAATAAAATGATGCAGCTTATTGGAAAACAAAAAACATGAAACCTAAAAAAATTTAACATCTTGCATGTGAATTTCACACTAGAGGGTAGTGGGCGAGCTGCTCACTACCTGGAAATGGAGGGAATAATGCAAAAAAAACTAAAGATTGCCGTACCATATAATACGGCAATAGATCCAGAAGCGCAGATATGTGTGTTTAATGTTGCCCTGCATTTGCAATCAAAGGGCTACGAGTGCGAGCCCAAGTTTAAAGAAGGGACATATCTTTCAACGCTGAGAAACGCTTTTTCGTGGGAAGCTCTACAGAAGGGACAGGATCTCCTGTTTGTTGATAGCGATATGATCTTTGGGCCATCGGAAGTTAATAGCCTGTTGGAAGCAGGCAAGGACATTATCGGTGGGCTTTACTATGCCAGGAGAAAGCCTTACTTTCCGATTGCCTACAGGATTTTGAAACCCGATGATATTGTTCTGCCCGATAAGTACAGTACCGAAATTGTAGAGGGCGACAACTACTTTGCCGGTATGAAATACCATGAGATACCTGATGATGTTTTCACTCATCCTGATGGGTTAGGGGTAGGCACAGGATTTCTCTATATCAAAAACCATGTGCTTGAAAAGATGTGGACTACAAAAGTAGTACAGGAGTTTGGAAGGCCATTCAATTTTTTCCCCATGAAAAACGGTGATGAAATCAAGGAGGATCTCGCCTTTTGTTTGCGCTGCAACAAGCAAGGGTTTGAGGTTTACTGCCACCCGGGTTTAAACCTGGCTCATCTGGGGAAAATCAGGATCAATAAGAACACTCACCTGGACCATATCGGCAGGGAGAAACATTTTTACAGTAACGATATTCAAGGCTGGATGAATTTTAACGAGCTGAATTGGCTTTATCAAACTGCGAAAAAGATGGATACCATAGTTGAGATCGGATCATGGAAAGGAAGATCTACCCATGCATTGCTATCCGGCACGCCTGGGAAGGTTACTGCCATTGACACTTTTTGTGGTAAGGCTGCCCTGAAAATTTGCTACAAAGAAAATAAAGATACCGTTCTTGCCGAGTTTATGAAGAACACAGAGAAATTTAATAACCTTAATATGGTGATCGGCAATAGCGTTGAGGAAGCCACGTTCTTTGCGGATAAATCAGTTGATATGGTTTTCATTGATGGGGGCCACGCTTATGAGGAAGTGAAGGCCGATCTGCTTGCTTGGAAGGGTAAGCCTAAAAAACTGCTTTGTGGGCACGATTATACTTTCGATGGTGTTTATCATGCGGTAAGAGATGTGATCGGGGAAGTGCGTCAATACGAAACAATCTGGTTTAAGGAGATTTCAGCATGACGATAAAGGCCAACCTAATATACACATGGGAAATGGAATTGGCAGATAAAACGATCCTCAAACAATATGAGCCGGACGGGAAAGAAAACACCTGGAAAAGTCTGGCAATCGATCAAATTGTAAGGGTGGGGTTCGTTCCCTCCATTGCCATCCTTCCAAAACACAACGTCATTATAGATCGAGATAAGGGCATTAGGTTTGTCAGGCGATTCGGTAGGGGGTTCATAAAGCAGAAGGACGGATTCAGGCTGTCCGAGTATGTGAATTGTGTCGTAACCAACCGCTACAGGTTTTGGGTATTTTCTAATGGGTCAACGCTAGTAACCGATCCAGACTACGAACTGTATATTTAGGGGGGATTGACCATGATCGAGGGAAAAAGGCTATTTAATCTGCCACAAGAAAAACCGGCATTTTCAGAATGGTTTGTTACCGTTGATATATCCGAGTGGTTGGGAACAGAAGATATTTCGGCAGTAACCTTCACCGCCATTTGTGAGAATGACGGTACGGATGCCAGCGCAATCGTTCTTGATCCTGCGAAAAATACCTATACAGGATCGTATCTCAAGCCATTCATTCAAGCCGGTCAGCCTGGCTATACCTACAGGGTGGAGATGCGAGTTACCACTACCCAAGGGAGCAAAGAGGTTTTTTATATCCGGTTTGATGTTGCCGATTACTACAGATCTATCAACCTGGGCGTTGGCCTGGATGCGGTTCTCTATGAGTAAGTCAAATGGGGACTCTATGCAAGATTTTGAATGAAATTGAGTTTTTTCTTAACCCGATCCCCCTGGTGTTTTGCAATTTGCGAAGATTGAAAATGCATACAGGATTCAGCCTAAAAATGGCATGGTGGTACGAGAAATCACTTTTTGTCTTAATCCGATGGAGTTTTAAAAAGATTTATGGGCTTTTGGGATACCGTAAAACACTTTGAGCCAATCGAGTTTGAAGATCCGCTCAATACCGGGAGTGGCCTTTATATCGATCATGCGCTGGTGTTGATGCTGGATGATATGGGAGAACGAACAAGCTGGCCTATCATAATTCATCATATAGTTGGTGGCGCGGTGGACGTTGGTGGCGTTCATGGACACGAAAGTAATAGCTATCATCTGGTTGAGAATGGCTGCAAGGCAGTTGATTTTCATTTCAACACTATTGCCGATACGCGCACACAATACTACGAGGTTGAGAGATCCGGCTTTACCGGGATCGGGGTTTATTACTGCTGGAAATGGCATGGGAAGCAACTGCCGATTGGATTCCACGCAGATCGAAGGCCGATCAACAAAACACAAAGATGGAGCTCCCGGAAGAAGGGAGAGCGCAAATATCTTCTTTAAGGGGGGTTGCTATTATGGAGAAGAAACCAAAACGACTAAAGGTAAATGACTTGAGGCCCTTTGACATTCTGCTCTATAAGCGTAAAAGATTCCGGATCATTAACTACTATCACGCTGCCTGGTTTGTGGGGCGCATGTGGGGCATGAATGTAAATTATGAAGCAACCTTCGGGGGGCCAGAAATGGAGGAATGGCACAAGGGGGATTTCCCAACCTATGTGTGCCGGTTAAAAAGGCCGCTAAAGATCCATGAGCGAGTAAAGATCATGAAGATGTGCAAGAAGCTCAAAGACAGGAAGTATGACTTCCTCTACCTTTTTGGTCATTTCCTGGGGATAAATCATGTCCTCCGCATCCGGTGTGATGAAAATATTGAGATACCCCTGCGATATGCCGGGATAGATAGCAAGCGAAAGGTTTTGAGACCTGGTGGATTCTTGGAATCACCCGTAATGGACGTTTTTGAGCTGGAGGTAACATGAAAAACAGATTGGTTGTTCTGTTGATAATATTGTGGATCTTGATCTTCGTTATGCTTTTTTGGAATACGTCTAGGGCTACCGAGGATTGGCCTGACGAGGGAACTATTATTTTGTCCTGGCGTAACCCTAACCTGCAATTTTTCTATGGGGGAGGGTCATTTCCGCTTCCTGTTACTTATCTTGAAAACCGGTGCGACAACATAGACCGGGCAGATCAGCATTTTGATGTACTCGGGGAAAATGGTTGCGTCTATACATCCACCCCGGGATCGGGCGCTAACGCACAGTCAACTCTCGACAGCCGGGTAAGTAGTGGGACATTCGATCACCTTACAGTCCTATTCAATCCTGATCGGGATTGGGAAACGACAAAAAATGAGATGGATAAGATGGATGGCTGGATCTACGATTTTGATATGTATATGGCATCTGCGCTTGATGTGCTTGCAACTTGTGGCAGAAAATCATGTTTCAGAAATTTCGGCATGTGGCTTAAAGCATGGAAAGAACTGTTGGGGATTTACTCCTGTCATTGTGTTAGCCATGCGCTTTATGCGGTTGGTGAGCCAGATCCGGACACCACTATGCCCTATGATTTTGTCCAGGAAGTGAGGGCCGGGGATAGGGGATCATGGGTAGTAATAGCTGATTATAATATTGTAGGCGTTGAATTAGTGGAGGAAGGTGATTGAGGCGATTTGTGATTGTCTTGATAATTTTAGCGATCCACTTTTGTTTTAAGTTTGAGAATGGATGGCTAACGATTTTAGAATGGTAAAGGAGGATTGAAAAATGAGCTACAGAAGAATGTTTTTACTTGGATCGATTATGATTATCCTGGCATTTGTAGTTGCTTTCACATTATCCGGCTGCGCTACAAGTACCGCACTTAATCTTTTCGGCAATCAGGAGGTCCACTACATATCCCCGGATGGCGTAGAAAGTAAAATTGGTACCGCCGAAGGGAACACGGCTAATGTAGATGTGGACAAAGAAAAAGAAGTAGTAATAGAAATGAAAGAGGTCAATCAAGGCCAGGCGATTCCCGAAAAGAAGGGCTTTTTGAGAAAGGCGCTTGGTTTAATTTTTTAGAAGGAGGTAGGAAAATGAGCTTGTATAATGATTATAAGTTTACGCCACGAAAGAGGATAAGAAAAAGAGTTGCACTATTTTTCTGCATTACTGCACTACTTTTCTGCACAAGTGCATTTGCAGGGCAGAAGGAGATTGTTTTTACCTGGCAGAAAGCCACTATTGAAGCGGATCTGGCCGGCTTCACACTCTATGAGTATGACGCAGATCACAATCCTACCGGCAGGGAATTTATTATACCCTACACAGGACAAACGGACTTTACCCATTCCGAAACAATTTCTGCCCCTGATGGTACAGAAACAAAATTCTGCTATCGTCTTGATGCCTTTGATAATTCTGGAAACTGTAGCGATAAAACGCCCCTCATTGATGATGATAGTCCACAGAAAACCTGTATTGTACTCGACTTTGCAGCGCCAGGGATGCCGACTCAATTTACCGTCACCGTTATTGTTGTACCGGAATAGAAATCGGGTCTTAATCGGGTCTTACTATATAGTGCCTTTAGGCCAAAAAAAGCCACAACACATACTATATGTTGTGGTTTTTTGGTGGAGGCGGCGGGAGTCGAACCCGCGTTTTACGCTGTAAGTGCTTGAAATTTAGATACCGGATTTAGGATCGGGTCTTAATCGGGTCTTAAATTCTCCCTTTTGATAGAATTTCACAGGCATTTATCCTCATGTGAAGCAAATCCTGGCTATTTTTGAGTTTAACTGTTCCCCTTTTCCCATCACGCAACTTAAATGTTACCAAGTAACCCTTGCCTTTTCTTCTAATCTTAATGGGTCTATCTACAAGCCAATCTATATAAGCCTCTATGATGTTATCAAAAGTTTTTGGCCCGATTCCCCTTACCCCTAAAAGATCTTTCCTTTTCATTTTTTTTAATTGCTCAAGAGTTCTAATGCCTGAACTTTTGAGAAAGCCAATGGTTTTGGCTGGAAGCTCTAGTTTGTCTATTCCCTGTAGGCCCACATATTGTATCCCTGTTGCCTCATTGTTATCGTGCATCATTCATCTTCCCCCTTCTTATCCTTGAGCTTAATAACTTTGCCCTTCTTCCGTTCTATAATTTCCTGGGTGCTATCATAGTGTTCATATCTCTGCGTAGTCCTAATATCTCTATGCCCCAATGCCTTCTGTAATCCCCTAATGTCTTTGGTATCCGCATACGCCTCTGTTGCGCTGCTATGCCTGGTAGCGCCATACATGGTTAGCTCTTTACTGTATTCTTTTTCATCCCTGGCCTTGTCAAACACCTTCCTCATTAATGATTCGTGAAAAGGTTTACCGTTATTATGAAAAACCCAACCATTCGAGAGTCCTTTCCGGGGTAGCAGCATTTCCTTCACCTTGCTATGAAGGTGTTTACAAACCCAACCATCGTTTTTTGTGGTTTCCCTAAATGTGTTGTCGGAAAACGAGTTTCGTATGATTATCTGATTCTCGTCAAACAGTATGTCTTCCCATCGTAACGCCCGGACCTCTCCTGTCCTCAACAACTCCAGTCTCATTGTGATAATGGCATCCACTACCATCGGGTTATCAATCGCACTCAAAATATCTTCCAGCACTTTCCATGAACAGGTTTTCCGGTACCGGTACCCTGGCTTTTTCCATGCAGGGAACCCCGGCATTTCTCTTATAACTTCATCTTCTTTGAGTTGCTTAAAGAATGAGCGCAACACACTCATAATGTTGTTTTTGGTTTTGGTGGTTTTCTTTAGCCCTTTATAAAACGCCTTGATCTCTTTTCCTACAATGTCTGCTATGTGGGTGTCTTTGAAGTGTGGGATAAGGACAGTCTGGATCTTGTTCCGGTAATCACTCCTGGTGCTTGGTGCAAGATCGGCATCATTCAGCCAATCCATAATAGCTACATCAAACGCCAGCTTCACCGCCTTCTTTGGTTTATAGTGGTCAGGATCAAAGGTTCTCTGCTCAATCTCGTCAAGGATCTTCCCCCTAACCCCGATAGCATAGCGCAGTTCAATCAGGCGTTTACCCTGCTTGTCGTGGTAAATCTGACAAGTACCATACCGCTTGTCATAGACGGTAAGAACAAAACTATCCTTTGTTTTTTGCCTTACCCCTTTCATTAGATCTGCCTCCCCCAATAGGGAAGGCATATCATTATGTGTGGATTTCGTCAACAGTTTTTACCTGTAGTTTAGTTTAGTGCAAGCGAGTTTAGTTTAGTCCAGGTAGTGCGAACCCAAATTAACAGAGGTGAGTATAATTTAGTCTAGGTTAAGCAATGCTAGGCCACACGAAAATAAAACAACTGAAACTAAAATAATCTAGCGAAATTCACATTAACTCACGTTACTGTAGGTTATCTTTTTTTCGTAAATGAAAAGACTTTTATAATTTCCTTTTTGTCAAACCGAGGCTTTCTTCCCCCCTGGGGTGAGCTATTATTCCCTGGCATCGAAAGAGAAAACATCTTCCTCAATTCTTCTTCCGTTATGCCCCCAACAGGCCACTTAACTAATTTGTATCCTCTTAAATATTTCATAGTGAAGTTTAGTGCAAATCAAGGTAAAAGATTTCAACATAAGCAAAATAAGTCTAGGGTAAATAACAAAAAAATAGGTAAGATCAAGCCAAGCAAGTCCAAGAGAGTTCACGATAGATTATTTGCTGGATCTACAATGCCTATTTGCATCCCTTAAAACAGGTCAGAGAAGAATAGATCAGTACAGAATGGTAAAGAATAAGTTGATTAAAGGAAAGTTAATAAACCCCAACAAAGCGCATCCTATTGCACAATAGTAGAAACAAATTTAGTTCAATTCGCTTGAGTTCAACCTAATCTGGCTTAATGTAATACACGCAATCTATTTCCTTGCCCCCCCCTTTAAGGTGTAGTGTAGATTAATAAAACGCAACTTATGGCAATATAATTTAGCTGACTTTAGTTCGACCGATAACAGCTTACCCCATGATAGAGCGCAATAGAACAGCCGAACACAAATCAAGATTAGGCAAATTTACTAACCAAAAACCTTCCATATCCCCCTGACTTGTGGTAAGCACCGATCCCACGAAAGACCCCTGTTACCTCAAGTAGTTCTTTGATTTTCTCTTTGGGAACCATGCCTAGGGAAACGATTGTAAACTTACACTTCCAGCCCTCTTTAAAACCAGGCATTTGAGATAAATGCCTTTGGCCTAATTTGTTTGCCGGGAAAGAGGTAAGTATTGTTTCTGGCCTTCTGAAATGTTCGGTGGTTCCTATGCCTATTAGCTTTTCCTTGATTACTATGTCTGAATTGACATAATCCCTGATTGTTTGCCTTCCGGCAACCTTCACCTTTCCACCACATTCATGCAGCGCCTTTGAAAGCCAGTATTGTATAGGGATCGCAGGAGTTATCCCTTCCTTTTTCATTCGCTTTAATAGATCCTCTGTTTCAACAACATTTCCGTTCTCCATTTCTTCGTCTGTCCTTGCAAATCTCTTATCATCGGTTGTGTAAAACTGAAACATATTATACTTCTTTACTGCGCCTTGAGTGGGTGAGGTTCCTTCTAAATCATCAGCTAAAGACCAAAACCTGTCAAACAACAAATCTTTCATTCCTTCTATTTCTGCTTCGTACTCTTTGATTTTCATGTTTTTTCTCCCTTCAAAAAAGTTTAGGTTACAGTAATAAAAGCGAATTTAAACGAGCTTAAAACAATTAAACCCAGGGTAGAGTAGTTTAGTTCAGCCAAGTAAAAAATACTTTACATAACGAAAGTTGAAATTAAGCTAAATCAAGAATGTCCAGTAAAGGGAAAGTCAGCATAAACGACATTATTAAGCTGCTGCTTGCGCTTTTCTCTTTGCTGTAGCCCACGTCCACATCTTGTGAAGTTGTTTTTCGTTCATTTCCTGGATGGGCTTTTCCATCATGTCTTCATCAACGTTGATCTTCTTTAGCAGCTCTCTTAGGGCTGACATCTTATCTTCTATCTGGACATTCATAAAATCTTCTTCATTTGTGACCGGATCAAGCGATGGATCGCTCGATGAATCAATCGATTTCTCCGGCTCTTTCTCTTTGTCCTTCTTCCCTTTGGCCTCATTTTTAGCTTTGGCCTTCCCCTTTTTCTCCGGAGGAGCTTTCTTTTTCTCAACCCACTTGGAAAATGAAGGCCAAAAAGTTTCATCATTGGTGGCCGCCTCTTTTGCCTCTGCAACCGTACACTTATTGCTAGCTGCGCTAGCCGCGAGAAACTCACCCAACAAGGCCATGTCCGTTTCTTTCGGTATGTTCTTGTCAAAGTCTTTTGCTGCCTCTGTTTCCTTTCCCACATCGGTGAAGTCCGCCTCAATGGTCTCGCCCCCCTGGGATGCTTCGGCATCAACATAGAGCTGCTGAAATTCATCGGGCCATATAGATCTCAACCCCTGGGCCTCTGCTACTTTGCTAATCATGGTAGGCTGGTTTTCTTCTTTCCAAAAGCGGGTGATCTTCCCTTCGGAGGTTTTTTTCAGATAGCCTTTGAGGTTTACTTCCAGCTCAAAAGGCTCAATCCATCCCTCCGGGGTGGCCCTAAACCAACCGCCCAGGAGTGTTTCGCCTTCAAGCAGCAATCCCTTGCTGTACTTGATTTCTCCGTCTTTGGTTTTAACTATGATCCCCTTGTTCCAGCCCTTGCAGTCCGGCATGGATTTTGCCCGGGACCTCAGATAGTCGATGGATACCACGATTGCAGCGTTATCCTTCTGGCTGTACTTAATCAGGTACACATCTTTCTTGAATGGGTTTAGCCCTTTGCTCTTACAAATTTGTAGAAAGTAAAAAAGCTCCTGGTCGGTAACAAGATCGGCGTCGCCACTTACCAGGAATTTCCGGCAATCATCAAAGGACAGGGTTATCTGCTGCTTGTCCTTTGATTCGTACTTCACTACTCGTCTTTCTGCCTCCATAATAACTCCTTTCTGTTAGGTTTTAAAAACTGTGGACTTCTTTTCATAAATAGTTATGCCTTCGATCTTTTTGATTCCTGTCTTAATCGCAGCTCGTACTTTCTTCTCGTCAAGCATGAGGTATTTCCTGGGTACTTTGTCAAGCTCGACTTTATCCGGGTCGAAAGTCATAACTCCCCTTTGATGTGCGGTTCCGCTTGCTGTCCGATGGATTGTTTTTTCTTCCGGTATTGTTTGCATCTGTACCTTCTCCGGCTCGATCCCCTGTTCTTTTGCCTCTGCGTTTAATTTCTCCTGTAGCTCGGCTGCTGCTTCGTTAGCCTTTTTCTCTGCATCCCTCCGATCCTGCTCTACCTGCGCATCATATTGTCTTATCTTTCTACCCGCTTCTCCTTCAACGAGCTTTAGCTTCTCCGTAAACAGTTTGCAAAACTTATTAACAGCGGTAAAACGGTTGTAGGGGATCTCGTTTATTTCCTTCCTTCTTTTCTCTATTTCATTCCCCAATCTTTTTGCATCTGTGCCTTGACTCGTTGCCTTTTTTACGCTTTCATCATCTATGACCTTCAGATCTTTTGCTTCTTTCACCAGGCGGTTAAATTCGGGCTCATATTTCTCTATGATCGCTAACTGCGACTCTAGGCTGGGTAACGTTATGAGCGTTAAACCTTCTTCCTGTTTTGAAAAATCTACAGCCATGTTCTCACCCCCTTTTTTAAAAGATTTTCATTAAAAAATACTTTATGATCAACCACCACACTAAAGCGCAAAACAGAATACAAGCCCACCAGCTCAACGCTTTATACCAATCTACGCTAATCATGTTTGCCGCCCCCTATGCTGCGTTAAACCACCTATACGCATTGAGCGCATCCAAAAAATGTTTAAGATCACTGGCGCTCTCTTTATACCAATGCACTCTAGGCAGCTTCCCATCACGATCCAATGCCAGGCTGCCGATGTGTGTTATTGTGTAGCCATTTACATTTGCCAGGTGCATGTAGGCTGCCAGTTGAGCAGCCCATATCCTCTTTAGCTTCGCTGTAGGGATCGGGGTTTTGAGATCGAGCATGGATAACTCCCCCGGCCCATCGTCATTCATTTCCACGATTAAGTCCGGGTGTCCTGAAAACCCTAGCTTTTCATCCTTGAGGGAAATTTCCGTATCAATAACCTCTTTCACGTTATTATCTAGGAAGTACCGGAAGGAAGAAATGTATCCCCCGTAGATGGGGTTTATAATCGGAAATAGGCCCCGGCCTATGGTTGAGCAGATCCGGTGGATATTCGTACCATGATAGGCTTTCTCTTTGAACCGGGCCTTTAGGTTGGGATACCTCTCAAGATCACTATACCCGGAGTAGGGGGAAAGCGCTGTTGTAACGCTGTAGAATTTCACTTACTTATTCCTCGTCTGGACTTATAGTTTGGGAATATGACCACTTCATCAATTCCATCACCGTACATTTAGATGGAAGGCTGTCGGTGTGTGTGATCCAGTTGGCCACCAACTCGTCCAGGCTTTTGTGTAGCTCCACGTGGCGCTTCCTGTGTTTCTCAATATTACTATCTGTCATTTTAACAGCCCCTTTGTGATTAGATGATACACCTGTGAAACAATCACCGTAAAAAGTAACAGCCCCACAAGCCAGGCCAAAAACCTTTCAGTCACTTTGCACGAGAAAAACTTATAGCTGGCACGATCACATTTTTTTAACAATTTTTCCATTTCGCCTCCTAAAACCAGGCCACCAGGGAAAAGAGGGGATAAGAAAAAAAAACCTGGCGGCCTGGCGTGAAAGGATTAGCTTTCGAAAGAGCTTTTCACTCGCAGCGTAAATTTCTTCAATCTTGTCTTGAATTTCTTTCTGTCTTTAGCCTGGAAATAGTCATAGAGGTTTTCAAGCATCGAGTGTCTGTCAAAGGGTGCGTCAACATAGCCCCATGTATCCTCGTGCCCCAGATGCCTGCCGTCATATCCTTCGCACAGGAAAGCGAAACTCCCAAAATTCTCAAGGCCACCACTCAAACAAATAACCTTTTTCAGCCTGCCGAAAAGCCCGTACAGGCGATCATACTCATGGCAATCTATCTGCCCCACTTTCCATCTAACGTCTACTGTGATTGGCATGTCTCACCCTCCCCCTTAATTCGCTACGATTGCAGCGAAGAAATCAGTTTCCTCATAGTTGTCGGGATCAACGATAAAGCAAAGATACGCCTCACCGTTTGTTGTCCAGTGCAAAACCTCTCCGGGGCCCTTCAATTCCTCAAGTTTTGTTTCTGCAAACTTAACCGCCATTTTCAGCTCGTCCACCGGGATGCTCTCAATGACACCTTTTGCCTTATCTATTAGTCGCACTACCATGGGTGCCCCCTTTAAAAAAAAAGAAGGCCACCCAGGGTGAATTGCTTTTGGGGAAGCAGACGAGAAACCAGTACCCTGGCAGGATCCCCCCGGTGGCCTTCTACTAATTTTTTTTGATTGTTTTTTCCCCAAAGCATTTTTGCCAGCCATCCGTACTGTGTTTGTGCTATACACTATATGAACTTCATTCACACTTGTCAAGTTAAAAATATGAATATTATTCATTATTATTCTATCGGTCCAACTTCGGTGTGAATTTCACATCATTCCCACAAAAAAAACACCCCCGAAATGGAGGTGTTTAAGCATTGTGTGAAATTCACACTATTGAGTTCTCGGCCTAACGGCCCTTTTTGCTATTTTTCTCTATTGTTGCCTTATCGCCATGAATTATAAGGCAAATGCCGAGCTTTTTTGTCAATTTGCTCACGTCTTCCCAGGAGATCCCATAATTCTGGTCCTTAAACATTCGGTACAGTTTTTCCCTCCCCATCCCCATTGTCCTGGAAAGGACAGGCCAGTTGATTCCTTCAAATCCACTGTCTTTTGGGTGCGCAAGGCTTTCGTTCCTGGAAATCATAGACCAAAGCAAGCGTATGATCTTTTTTTCCAACACCGAGTAGTTTTTCTTGCCTCTATATGGCATTTTACCTCATGGATATTAACAATCGAGCGTTAAGATTAATTTGTGTCGGCCGTTTATTCATCGTCGGGGGGAGAGGCATCCGGATAAAACTCTCCTGTCTTTGGATTGATTGCGCCAGGTCCTACCCCTGGATAAAACTCTCCTGTCTTTGGATTGATTGCGCCAGATCCTACCCCCGGGTAAAACTCCCCACCTTCACCCACAACACCTTCTTTTACTCCCGGATAATATTTCCCACTAGGGCCAACTGCCCCTTGGTGTTTAGGCTTTACGTCTATGGTTTTTTGTTGACTAGCTTCTTTTTCTTTAAAAGACCCCCTATATCTCTTAATGGTTTCTACGGCATATTCCCCATCAAGCCCCTTTCCCTGGTAGCCTTCTTCTGCTTTTCCCTCATTCTCTGTCGCAGGGGCATTGTCTCCCCCTTCGTCCCCATGGGAAAAGCCACAGATCAAAGCGATTGCTAAAGTTGTGACAAAAATTGATTTCAATGAAAGCATAATGATCAGTTTTTTCATAATGTCCTCCCCTTTCTTGTTAGGCACCTCCGGCGCCAACTTTTTTGGCCTCTTCTTTTTTTCTTCTTTCCTTAGCGTTGCCAGCATCTTTAAATCCATTATTAAAAACTTCAAGTATTTTTGTGAGGATTTCCCTTTCATGTTTGCGATCATAACCCAAAGTATTAATTAAATTTTTTACAACGTTCTTGTTCTCAATAGACAATCCCTTTATTGTTTTTAATAATTTATTTATTTCTTCCTTTGCTTCCAAGATCTCTTCCAATGTTTCGGGCTCGCCTTCAATGGAGATAACGTCTGTGGGTGTAATAATAAAAGAATGGTTTAAGAGCTCCGAAAGTTGGAAGACTCTTTCTGTTGTTAGGCGCCCCCTTTTTCTTCTAAAAATTAAATCTAGGTGCGCCCGGTCAAATTTTATAGATTTAGACTCTAATTCTTTTTTTGCTTTTGTTACATCTACGCGGTTCGCTTTCCAATAACCACATTCTTTAAATGCCTTCTCCACGGCCGCGATAAGCTGTTTTTCCCTATTATTCACAATAACCTACCTATATGAAATATGGTCACGCGTCAGCGTGAATGTTATTTACATTTTTTTCTTGACATCTGTGAATATTATTCATACTATGCCCTCATGCATCCACTTAAGAAATATAGGCTCAAACACAAAACAACTGCCAGGGAAATAGCTGAAGAGGTTGAAGCGCAGGGAATCACTTGCGACATCTCCTATATTTATCACATTGAAAGTGGGCGGGCCAACCCAAGCTATAAGATGGCAAAGGCCATTTCGGTTGCTTCTGCTGGTGAAATAAACATTATAGAATTATTGGAACATTCTAATAGTGCAGCCTAAGAAACCACGCCACAGCAGAGAAATTGCTTTCCTGCGGGAAATGAAGGATAAGGGTACAACTCTTATCTACGAACCTCGCGTATTTTACCTTTCTAGCGGCTCCACGTACACGCCCGATTTTTACGATCCCGAAGAAGATAAATACTATGAATTAATAAGCACCCGGCAAAGGTGGCAGCAATGTAAAGATAAGTTGCGATTATTCCAGGTAGACTATCCCGACATTAACTTTGAGATTATTGCTAAATATAAAAAGAAAAAGAGCTATGTTCTCCCAATTAAGCCCAAAACGGACGGCGCGCCCATTTCCCTAGATGCCATAAGATATAGGGTGATAGAACATTTAAATGAAAGTGGCATGCGCGCAAGTTCCTTTGCAAAAGAAAACGACATTAACCAGCCTACCCTGCACAGATTTTTGGTGGGACAGACAGCGCCAAACGTGAAGAATTTAAACAAAATCCTTAATGGTTTGCGCGACAGTTAGGCGGTCAGAAGAAATACATAACATACTCAAAACAGGTTGTCAACATGGTGACAAGAAAAAAAAGAATTTTTGGGATTTTGGAGGCCGAGGGGATTCCCGTGGGCGACATTATAGCGCTGCTACTCCGGCAGCAGGGAGTCGGGTTATCGGATGTTGCCAAAAAAGCGCGAGTCCATCGATCTTTTGTTTCTAAGGTTTTTGCCGGCGAAAGAAATCCGGCCTGCATTAAAGAAACCGTTTCGGGCGTGCTGGGGTTTGATCCCTGGGAATAGCCAAATTTGAAGATTTTTATGACCCGGATTCCCATTTCTACCTTTAAGGAGCTCATGAGGCGCATTGCGAAAAATTGTAAGAAGTGCGCGGGATCCAGCCAGCGGGTAAAAAAATGCATGAGCCTTGAGTGTGACTTTCACGCCGTTCGTAATGGTGCCAGGATGAGCAGAAGGATAAACCCTAAGAGCCTTCAGAATTTGAAGAATGCCTCCGATTGAATCGGGGGCTTTTCTCGTAGGATCAACGATCTCCTGCTTGTGCGATGGATTCCATGCCTAAATTAAAAAAGTGTCTTAAAATCGATTTTTAAATAAAAGAGTATTGAACTTGGGAACTTTCAGAATAGTAATTTCGCGCGGTAACTACTAGGCAAGAAATTTCACAGGCAACACAACGGGAATAACTGTGGCGTTATTCGCACATTACTAACATTCGGCTTGTTTGGTAATCACCCCCTTTGGATATAAATATAACATGATGTACGATAATATACCAAGTGGCTTTATTTGTCAAGTATTTTTTTTGATAATCTGCGATTTTATTTTTTTGACAGCGAGGCTTGCTTGACTGAAAACCGAGCACATACTCCAAGCCCAATCCATCGCCATATCAAAGCTGCGCCCCCTAGAATTATAATATTTAAGGAGAATTTCAAAATGAAGTGTAGAGCCTGCGATAAGGAAATCCAGTTTATAAAAAGTGCTTTACCGGAAAAAGGTGGCAGCAGGGCCAAGTTTATGCCCTGCGAAATGGACAAGCTAACCATTGTCACCCCGGAGGGTGTGATTGTCCAGGGGTACGAGCCTCATTGGGGAAACTGCCCCGATCCGGAGAGATTCAGGAAGGTCAAGGGAGCCGATCCGGAGGTTGAGAGATCGGAGCTTAAAAACGAGCTGGCGAGGGCAGGGGAAACAGAAAGGGGGTAATATATGGCAATTACCAAGGTGGGGAATCTAAGAGATAGACTGGATACGATTGACAGCAGGGTGATGAAGCGGGCATATGATGGGTTTTATAAGAGTCGGCTGGCCATTCTAGTCGGGGAGTGGGAGAAGGGTGAAGCAATCGCCTCTCATTTTAGGGGGGGTAAAATGAGAAGCTGGAATCAAATATCCAAAGAAACCGGCAGAAGAGATGTGTCCCTTAAAAAATGGCACGATCTTTACGAGGAATATCCAAACAAGGAGGACTATTTAGAGATAACAGAGAAAAAAGCAAAAGAATGGACACAAAAAGCACTGTCTGAAAAAGACACGAAAGGAGTTATTGCCATGCTACATACTGGAGATCAGGAAAGCTATACACCGGAGCAATATATAGAATCGGCAAGAGAGGTAATGGGTAGTATAGACGTTGATCCCGCCTCAAATGAATTTGCCAACGAAACGGTAAAGGCAAAAACATATTACACCGTTGAAGATGATGGCCTTACTAAAGAATGGAATGGGAATGTATTTTTAAACCCACCCTATGAATTTCCACTCATAAAGAATTTTGTTGATAAGCTGCTGGAGGAATATCGGGCAGGCAGGACAAAAAGGGCCATACTTCTCACAAACAACAATACCGATACACAGTGGTTTCACGATGCAGGGAGGGTGTCCGGCATTATCTGTTTTACAAGGGGGCGGATCAATTTTTATAAAAAAGACGGATCTGTTAGCCAGCCGACTAACGGCCAGGCATTTTTCTATTTTGGTGATGAGCCCGAGAAGTTTAAGGCATCGTTTCGTCAATATGGTTGGGTGGGAACGGTAATAAAAGGTGTGAAGGGGTTGATAATGAAAAATGCCTGATGATCTTCCAGATACCATTTACAATAAGGAGGCTTTTGAAGATGGTTTGCCAGCCGGTTTCGATGGATATTTTCATTGGGAATGGACGAAGGGTTGTTTCGGTGCAACCAACATAAAGCCGATGGACTTCGATGGGGTAGTTGAGCGAAGTGGACATTTTCTCGTTTTTGAAACAAAAAAACAGGGCATCCCTGTCCCGGACGCACAAATGAGAGCGCTTATGGCTGCGGTCAAGACAGGCTATTTTACGGTGATGATTATGTGGGGCAAAAAAACACCGGGGAAGATAATCGTACTGCATCCGGGGGGAAAACAAGAAGAATATTATGGCGTAGAGGCCGCCAGGGGAATAGTGAAACGATGGTTTGCCTATGCAAACGGCCTGGGCATCCGGGCTGAGCTTAAACGGCTTTTCGCCAACTAAAAGGAGGGGAAGAATGAATAGCAAAACAGTGTGTCGAATCCTAAAAAGAAAACATGAGGAATTTTTAGCATCTATTTCCGATGATAAAGTTAGGTTGCTTGTGCAGGATAATTCTTTTATCACCGGAGGGGCAATAGCTTCTATGTTGTTGGGGGAAAAGGTTAATGACTATGATTATTATTTTACCAACAAAGAAACGTGCAAGGCTGTGGCAGAATACTACGTCAAAATGTTTAATGATCTTCACCCCGACAATACCTACCTCACCACCACGAAACTTACCAGGCCAGAAGTGCAAGAAATAGATGGCCGGATAAAGATTGTTGTACCATCTGCGGGGATAACAAGCGAAGAAGAAACAATGGGTGATTATCAGTATTTTGAGGGGCAGCCGGACGAAGCAGGGGAAGAATGGGTTGAAAAAACAATTACTGACGCAGACAGCGTGGACGGTAAGCCAATGGAGGAAATTGAAAAACCCCCATACAGGCCGATCTTTCTTTCAGCCAACGCAATAACCCTTTCCCAAAAAATTCAACTGGTGATTCGCTTTTACGGCACCCCGAAAGAAGTCCACGAAAACTATGATTTCGTACACTGCACCAATTATTGGATGCCCGCAAATGGGAATCTCGTTTTGAAAAAGGCGGCCCTGGAAAGCCTGTTGTCTCGGCAGCTACATTATGTGGGCTCCCTTTATCCCGTTTGCTCCGTTATCCGCACCAGGAAATTTATCAGGGCCGGCTGGCACATCAACGCCGGGCAGTATTTAAAGATGTGTTTCCAGGTTAGCGGGCTCGACTTAACCAACCTGGAGATATTGGAGGATCAGCTAACCGGGGTAGACACAGCATACTTCCAGCAGCTAATCGATTATTGTAAGGAGAGGCAGGGGGAAGACGAGGGGTTTCGGGTTACAATGCCATACATAGCAAGTTTAGTGGATAAAATATTTTAAGCGCCTATTTAACCTGCCTTTCCAAGCGAGCAAAAGACCAGCGATTATGCCAAAGCGTGTATTTAATCAGCCCAACAAACAACCAAAACACGCCAGGGAAATATCCTTTCAAAACGAGATGGCCATCAAGGGAATACACCTTGTTTATGAACCCCGCACTTTCTACCTTTCTAATGGATCACGATACACTCCTGATTTTTGCGATCCTAAAGAAGATAAATACTACGAGCTCGCTGGCACTAGGCAGGCGTGGCATGAGAATAAAAATAAAATCAACCACTTCAAAAAAGAGCATCCCCACATTAAATTTGAAATTGTTTTTAAATATCGAAAAAATCAAAAAACAAGGCAGGGGCCAGGAGAACATAAGTCCTATTTACTCCGGGGTGTCCCGCTTGGTCTGTGGCGAAAGTTCCGGGCTGTGTGCAAACTGGAAGGTACAACCGTAAAACAAAAATTGCTCAAATTTATCGAGTCCACAACCTTACGGGAGATATAAAATGAGTCCATTAAGAAATGTCCTTGATCTTGATGAACAGAAGGACAAACAGGATCAATGCCATTTTCATTCATGCGATTTGCACGAAAGGGTTTTGATCCTTGAAAAGCAGTATGTCCAAGCAAAGTGCTTCCTTTTGCAGAAGCATGAAGAAATTAAAACCTTGCGGGGGCACGCCAAGGAGCTGACAGATCGGGTGCGGGAGCTTGAGAAAAAGTGGAGCGAAGCAAAAATTATCCAGGCGCTCACAAAAATATGTGTCGTTGATCCGGACAAGAAAAACACATTCAAAGGGGTGAAAAATGGCAAGGGGACGAGTGCTTTTAAACCGCATTTCGGCCAGCCAAAAGGTGAATAAGCTCACCGATGGACAGGCATTATTATATAGCTGGTTGATCTCGCATTTAGACTATAATGGAAATTACTACTATGATTTTTGGGTGTGTAAGGGCAAAATTGTACCAAAACGAAAAAAAATGACGGTTAATTTTGTCAAGAAAGCATTCCAAAAAATGAGGCAAGTTGGCCTAATCACAACCTACAAAAACGGCACCGATACCTTTCTCCACCTTGAGCAGTTTGTGGAATTGCAGCCCAATTTACGCCCGGATAGGGAAACCCCAACGGAAATCCCCGACATCAACGCTCCGGACTCCACTCCGGAGTTAATTCCGGACTCCACTCCGGACTCCACTCCGGAGCCAACTCCGCGTGAATATAATATAAGTAAAGGTAATATAAAACCCCCTATACCCCCCAAAAAAATGGTATCGAAAAAATCACAGGACAACGGCGTAAAACTCACCCCGGAGCAAAGCATAAGATTCGATCTCTTTTGGAATGTTTACTCCAAAAAACAAAACAAAGAAAAAGCAAGGGCAGCCTTCAAAAAACTTGACCCCAATGACGATCTTACGAAGATCATTATTACGAATGTTAAAGTAAGAAATAAAAGTGATCCGCAATGGACAAAAAATAACGGTGAGTTTGTCCCATTACCAAACACGTACTTAAACAACAAGCGGTGGGCAGATATTTTAAACCCATCTAAGGACGATAGTAGATATGACTTCTAAAAAATATTTTCAAGAGCAGATGCAGGAATTAGAAAGAGCGTTTAACAGCGCATACTCTAAGGAGCAGTTATCTCGATGCCATGAGGCCATCAAGGGTTATGAGTCTCACCACGTTAAGCGAGCCATCGATAATCTGATTATAACGGTGTACAGGCTACCCACCATTGCCCAGGTAATCCAGGAAATACGCGCTCAATGGGAGCACGATTGGGATCGGGATAAAAAAACCGACAAACAAGTAGCAAAAGATATCCTCAACGGTAGACACCTCAAGCTCAACGAGCCCCACACTAAAGACGCTTTCAACCTAATCAAGTCAACGCTGTTTGGACACTTTGACGCACGGAAGTTTTACAAGGACATGGTAGCCATGGAAACCAAACATCCCGGCTTCGGATGGAGGGAAAACGCTGAGCAGCTTAAAAAGAAAACCACAGATCATCCGGGGCGAGCTCCTTTTACCCCATGGCGATCAAAATGGAAACGAGCAATAGACGAGCTAAAAGCAATTAGAGAGGCCAACAAAAATGTACCAAAACCAATCGGCACAGATAGAAAAATCCTTGAGGACATGCCTAAGCTCGATTGATCGGGCCTGGTTACCAGGGACATTACCATGGATCACAAAACACGATCCAGCATTGATAAAATCTATGCGCGATATAGCTAATCGCATTGATACCGCTTCATTGATAAAACCCATGCAAGGCATAAGAAAAATCAATGCGTTGCTGGCCGTGTATTTCTCGCAGCATATGGAAGCAATAGAGAGATATAAGGAGTATAGGAGAGATATGAGGGTACAAATCAGGAATATTTTGGGATAATCGGCGTTTTCGGTGATTTTTTGGGCATTATAAGGTTTTTTAATTCAAGGCCTTGGAGGGAAAAATGAGCGCAAACCAGGACAGAAGATTGCTGAAAAGCTACATAATGCTACACTTCGACAACCAGGGGGATTTCGGCCGGGCGGTGGAAATGACACCATCAGACGTTAGCCAGGTTTTGAAAGGCCGGGAGAAACTAACCCTGGATCAGGCCGGGAGGTGGACATCTATCCTGCATTGTCCGGCCTTTATCATTCAACCTTTTGTGTAGTATGGGTACACAAATATGTATATTATGCCCCTAAAATTATCAGAAATCTATAAGGCTATGATATATAAAGACAATCTCAAAAAAAAGATGGCCGATAAGAAGTATTATGTAAACTTTCTATGTATCATGTGCGAAACCATGAGTCAATGGTGGAGTGGTGGCCGCCCTGGCCTGGCGTGTGTGGCTGGCTGGCCCTCGGCTCTTGATCGTGTCAACTTGGGTGAGCTGGCCCTGTCGTTGGCTACGATCCTGGTGCTGATCCGGCTGGCTGGCGAGCAAAATCTTTTGAGCATGGCCGTGTGGGGTGTGGAAATTAAAAGGGGTATCGAAGTGGGATATATGAGGACTAGGGATGGGGAGGATGCCCTCTTGACAAACAATAATATGGCCCACTATTCTATTATTTCAAATTTTCACAACACGAGAAAAGCACTTTCGTTTTTTAACGATAGGAGGCAACATGAGAAGATGTAAAACTTGTGGGGGGCACTTGTGGATTATTTATTTTTTAATTGGCTTTCCCTTTCAGAAAAGGGTTAAGAGGTTTCGTGATGCCGAAGATTGCATAGATCTTCTTCCAAAAAACTGGCAATCATTAAGGGTGAAACATCTTATTAAAAAACTTGAGGGAATGACTAACCTAAAATGGAGAAACGACACGAGGGCCAAGCGTAAGCAAAGGGCAGTTAAGGCATAAATCGCTTTGTATAAAAACCCGTAAACTCTAAAAACCGCAGAAATCCCAAAAGTCAGAGTTTACACAAAAGGAGGTTAGGGATGGTTTACTCGGATGGCGTTCACCTAATTGGTGATAGCGTTGAAGAATTACATTCTTTTGCTCGTGGCATGGGATTAAAGAAAGAGTGGTTCCAAAGTTGCCCACGTCACCCCCATTACGACCTAACGACAGATCTTGCTTTTTTTAGGGCCCTGTCATGTGGCGCTAAATTGGTAACAAAGAAACATTTAGTTGAAATTTTATTACGAAAAAGGAGGTTAAGCCATGAGCAAGAAGGGTGGAAAGTTAAGCAAAAAGGAGAGAGAGGTTGAGCAACATTTTGCAAGGCTCCGAATGAAGCATCGAGATCAGGTAATGAAGATTGTAATGGAAAATTATTTTGACGATCAAAACGTAGTGTTCAGCCAGGGGAGGGCCATTTTAAAGGTTTGTCTTGATGCCATGGAGGGAAAGGCATGTAGCGAAGAAGCGCGCCAGAGGTTATGCATAGAGGAAGCGCTGCAAGTGGCCCTGGTGTTGTTGGACTTGAGCGCAATAGAAGTTATTGACGAGGAAGGAGGTTAAGTGAAGAATCCGGATTGCTATGAGAAGGTTTATGTGCGGGGCGGTTGTTGTGTGATGCACACCCACGCAGTTTTAGAGAGGGGGTTTGGGGATATTAGACAGAAATTTAAAAACACGAAGTATGGACTGGCTGCAATCTGCCATGTGTGCAGGAAGGTTTTTATAAGAAAAGGAGGTTAAGGTGGACTTATTTGCATTTCGTGTTGATGTTGGAGGTTTTGAAACCTCTATTGTGGTGGCACAGAGTTGGGGAGAGGCCCTTGAGATAGCGGCGAACAGGGAGAAATCCTGCGAGGACGAAAAAGAATTTGTCAAGGTTGAGCTTATCGGGGAGGTAAGATTTTTTACAACAAGCATTTTAAAAGATTGGGCGGGGGGAAAGATACGACATGCGAGGGCCAACGGCTCGGCTGGCCCGAAAAGTGGCCCGGAAAAAAGTCCATAAGTTTTTCAAGAAGATCGGCAGAGACAACCTGGTGTCCAGGCTGAAGCTGGCCTGGCTGATTGTGAGGGGGAAAGAATAGTGGGCTATTTAAAAGATTTATATGGAGAGCGAGGGGAAGATTTTATTAGGGGTTTGAAGGCGGGGATAGAAGCGTATGCGTGGTGGAAAGATGGAACGCAGTATGTAGGAACTGCGGGACGCACCCTAAAAGAAGCACTGGAAGAAGTTGATAAGGAGTTTGGGAATGAGAATCAGAAAAAAGCCGAAGAAACTAACCCCGGAAGGGATCATTACTAAAGCGATAAGAAATTTTCTAAAATTCTGCGGCGTGTTTCATTGGAAGGTGTTTCAGACGTTGGGCAGCACTCCGGGCGTGTCAGACGTAATCGCGATCAGGACCTATTCGCTCGATGAATTATGCGGGGAATGGAAAAGGAGGGGGCTAACAAAAGTCGGTGTTTTTGTGGCGATTGAGATCAAAGACAAGAATAAGAATCCAACGGAAGATCAAAAGAATTTTTTGTTTAACGTGGAACAGTCCGGCGGAATAGGAATTGTGGCAAGGAGTGTGGATGATGTCATTGATGCGCTCGGCTTTAGAAAAAAACTTGGATGATCTTGGGCGGCGGGCAAAGGCACAGCTTAAATGCAAAACCCTGAATGCCCGGCTGTCCAAACGAGCTTGTGTTAAAAGGCAGTATTTCGCGCAGCGTTGGACAAGGGAGGGAAGGCAGAAGGCGTGGAACCCCTGGACGTATTCGGAATGTAAGGATTGCGAGAAAGGGCGGAAGGTGGCCGGGAAATTAGGGCTGATTTTGTTTACAAGCAAGAAAAAACGGGCGAAATGCCAGGTTAAATCGTGTAACAAGGAGATATTTTCCGGTAATCTGTGCGCAGATCACTACTTGAATTACATCAAGATTTAGGGGAGGTGAGAAAATCATGGACGAAGAAACGATCTTAAAAATTGAAGCGATTGTAGCGTTAAGGAATATCCATCACAGTCTAATTAACATTGGCGATGGTTTTGCCTTTTCGGTTTGTCTTCCAAGTGCCTACAAATTTAGAAATGAACTTGCAATCGCTATCGAAAAACTCATCAAAGAAGTAAAAAAGGATTAACACTATGAAAGGAGGTTGAAAATGGAAAGGGTGTTTTTGATAAGAAGTGAAGACAGCTTTTATGTGTGTCCTTCAGTCAACTCTACGGTTTCACTTGCGAGGAAGTTTTTAGAAATGGGAGAAGACGGAGGCGCAAAGCTCTGCATCGAAACCAGGAGCAAGGAATCATTCGATAGGTTTTTGAATGATACCTCCGCTGCTGATCTACCCAGTGAAAAGAGGAAATACAAAAAGAGAGAGGAAAAAGAGAGGGTAAAGAAAGTAAAGCCTGTTGCCACTAAACGAGGCCGAAAAAAGGGATTGATAACAACATCGGCAAAAATCGTGGCTCTCTTGGGTAGAAAGGGTGAGCTTGCCAATGAGCAGCTACAGGGCTACCTGGGGATCACGGGAGAAGCGGTAAGGCAGCACTTGATAAGGCTGATCGCTCAAAACAAAGTGGAGATCTCCGGGGAAAACCCCCGAACATTTAAACTCACGAAAATGGTCACGTTTCAATGTGCCGCCAGGGGAAGAAAGATTGAGTCAGTAGACTGTGTGCCGAATAAGAATAGTCACGATTGTATGGCTTGCGATTATAAAGATGGAAACTAATTCCCGGGAATGGGATTTTGTCCGTTGCCCCCACTGCGGATCTACGGACATTAAAAGAGAAGAAACCGCCTTTTGGTATAATTGCCTCAACTGCAAGAAAAGATTTTCTCGCGCTGAAATGCTAAATAAATCCTCTACCTATAAAAAAGAGTAAAAAAAAAGAGTTGACATCTCGTTTTTGATATGCTTGTCATGGGTTAAAGAGTGTGAAATTCACACAATTTCAACGTTGGGATAAATGACAGGCGATTTAGAAGAAAAAAAGGGCAAAGGGTGTCCAACAAAATATCGAGAGGAATTTGTTGGCCTGGTAAGGGCGATCTGCGAAGAAACCCGCCCGACAGATAAGCAGCTCTGTAAAATCCTTGGCAAGTTCATACAGGAAAAGCCACTTTCACAAGAAACTTTTGCCACCTGGCGAAAAACCTACCCCGATTTTAACGATGCGCTCATTACGGGTCGGGATGCCTTCAATAGCAGGAATATTGAAAAATCCCTTGTGAAAATTGCGAGGGGTTTTCATTTTACCGAAGTAACGAAAGAACCATCGATATTAAGGTTACAAGGGAAAACACCCTTAATCGTCAGCCCAACCCTCCACGTTACAAAAAAAGTCCGAAAGTTTATTCCCCCCAATCAGAAGTCCATCGAATATTTCCTAGACAACAGAGCGCATCTACGCTGGAAGAGCCGGCAGATCCATGAGATTACCGGCAAAGACGGAAATCCACTTACCGTAACCCACGAAGCCAGGCTAAACGCAATCATGGATGAAGTGAGGGAAATTGAAAGCCAAGAAGCAAAAGAAGCAAGCGAAGCATAGCGAAACACCCGAAATGATCGAGCTGCGAAAGTGTACCGGCGTAGCCTATCACAACAGAATGAGGGGCTTCCTCTATTTCGTCAATAAATTTGTGTGGATTGAGGATCGGAAATCCAAAAGAGCGATCCCCTTTAAGTTGTGGCCTGGTCAGATAGAAGCAGTACCACGGTTTTTTAAATCAAAATTCCTTATTATCCTCAAGGCAAGACAGCTCGGCCTCACCTGGCTGGTTGCCGCCTATGTGCTGTGGTGTGCAATCTTCAATTACCATGAGTTTATCGTTGTGATAAGTGCAAAAGAGGATCTCTCAATAGAATTCCTTGATCGGGTGAAATTTATATTTGATCGATTGCCCGGCTGGATGAAGCCGGTTGTTTTCAAGCGATCAACCATTGAATTGTCATTCGGGGTCGAAACGAAAGACGAAAAAGGGAATATAGTGCTTGAAGGATTAAACAGCGTTATCAAATCAATTCCGTCAACTCCCGATGCCGGGCAATCAAAAACCATTACCCGCCTGATTCTCGATGAATCGGCACTTAACCGCTATTGTAAGGAAATATGGGGCGCTGCAAACCCCACTCTGGAACACGCCGGCGGTCAGGCCATCATAATTTCTAACCCCTCAAAAAACAGACCGGGCTGGTCGTGGACGCGAGATCTCTATACAAATGCCATGAAAGGATTGAATAGATTTTCCAGAATATTCCTTGATTGGCGTTGCGTTCCGGGCAGGGGCGTTGATTTTCTTGAGAAGAAAGCAAAAGAGGAAAACCTTGACGAAGAAGATATTTCCATGCAGTACCCATCTGACGAAGCGGAAGCGGTCAGCACATTGGGCGGATCTTATTTTGGCAGATCGCTTGGTGGTTTCTCCGGGGAGAAAGGGGAAAACGGGTATTTTAAAGAGTATAACGGTGAAATTCAGTTTGTTAAGGATGATAGCGGTATAGTTGAGATTTGGAATCACCCCGACAACAGTATGCTTAACCGGTATGCAGTTGGATCTGATGTGTCAGAGGGAATAGGGGAAACCTATTCGGTTGGCTATGTGTATGACCGGTTTGAAAATGTGCTTGTGGCGAGGATACGCTCAAACAAAATCGATGCTGATGTGTGGGCCGATAAACTGATTGAGCTGGCGAGGTACTATGGTGATGCCATGATAGGCGTTGAAAGGAATGGCGCGGGAATCACTACCGTTATGCACCTGGCCGAAAAATACGACAACCTGTTTTACCGGAGAAGGCCGGGCAAGATGAAGGGGGCCTATGTTTTTGAATATGGCTGGCTGGAAACCAGGGAAAATAAACAGATCCTTGCAGACGAATTGAGAAGACATTATAGGCTGGTTTTTACAAAAGTGCCATGCCAAATCCTGATCGATGAATGCTCAACCTTCATCCGCCACGATAGCGGAAAGTTGGAACATGAAGATGGGAAAATGGATGATTGCGTTATCGCTGCCGGGGTAACGCTACAAGTCAGCATTATGATGAATACGGTAGTTGAAAAAGAAATGAAACCGGCAAAGAGCATGACGGAAAAAAGGATCGAGGCACTTGAAGCAACAAGCGAGGATGATTATGAACGCTTTATAAGCACAGAGTACGCAAGAGTGATTCAAGATTTATAAACCCTAACAAAGCGAGGTGCGCTATGACAAGAGAAGAAGTTGTAGAAAGAGTAAGAGTGAAAATCGGCGAAATTGGCAACAGGCCGGCCCCCCCTACCCTACCCCTTCACATAGAGGCGGTTGTCCACGTTTTCTGCGAATTGGGGGATATCCCCTTTTCAAACATCAATACCGCAGATGGTGAAAGGCCGGATCAGCCAGAACCGCCACAAGTCGAGGCATAGCGAGAGGTAAAAATGGTTGAGACTGCAATAGTTGTTTTTGCTTTTTTGGTAACAGCGGCATCGTTCCTCCTGATCGGCTTTATTATGGGAAGGAAAACCTATGTTGCGCCCGCGATAGGGGGGAAAGAGGAAAAGATTAAAGTGTCAATCCCCTTTGTCGAGGACATCGGGGAAGATCCTTATGCCCTGGCATTAACGGAAGATGAAACAAAGCCAAAGATTGTTGGCTCACTATAGGTGATTTATGGCGAAACCCGGGAGGAAGAAAAAACCGGGGAGAAGAAGGACAAAACCCCCGATTGTGCGAGCAAAGAGGCAGATACCGAAACTTTTTATGAAGTGCCGGATCTGTGAGGAAACGATTGCCTCGTTCAACCCGGAGGAAATTAAAAGGCCCTTAAAATCGGAAATGTTTAGCGGTATCGACCATACCTACGCAAAGCCCTTTTTTGATGGAGTTTTTTGGGTGGATTTTGTTTGCCCTTTCTGCACGAATCAGCCCTTTTGGGTTACTGAAGAGATTGCACAAGAATGGAGTGGGGAAAAGGGAAAGGGGGTCAACGAGATCCTCACCGATCAAGGGGTTTATCATGTAGATAGCCAAGAGATGTTTACCAGGCAAGGTGAGCTAACGAAAATAAGGGGCGGTTGGATATGCAAACAATGTGGTGCGGATTTCGAGAAGTCACAAAGCCTTTCGGCCCATTTGAGAGGTCACAAGAATAAGGAACCAAAACCCCAGGAGATTGTAAATGAACAAGTGGGGCTACCCGGAGCTTTTGCCACCAGTTGATAATGCGGAAGTAGGCAGCAGGGTATTTGAGCTGCTTAACAAGATAATCACCGACAAGATTAATCTTGGCCTTCATAAAAAGTGGCTTAACCATTATCAGCTCGGCAGAAACAAACATTGGAAAAGAGAATCGACTACGGTTCCCCTTATAACCGGGAATCTCCTGCAGGTCCACCGGCAAAGAACCGTCAATATGCTTACCGACAACAACCCGATTTTCAATGTTGTGCAGCTTGGCGGCAAGCCGGATGCTCCGATCTATGACAAGCTCCACCAGGCATCTAAATACTGGTGGATCGAGCAGGAACAGCAGGAGAGGTACGAAGAAAGCGTGCTGAATGGTGAAACCTATGGTGTGTGTATCGAAAAAAGCATTTTCAATCCCGAATTGGAGTATAACCTGGGCGAAGTCGAAACCGTTATAGTCGACCCGTTCAGATTTGGGTTTTGGCCTTTAAAGTGCAAAGACATTCAGAAAGCGGAAGCGGTCTTCCATTACTATCCAATGGGTGTTGCGGAGGCAAAAAGAAGGTGGCCCAAATATAAAAACCTGATCCAGCCCGACAGCCAACTATTGGGCGAGATGGGAGAAGAAAGGCGAGAGCTGATAACCGGCAGCAACAAAGAAAGCATCACCGCCAGGATCGGGGGTACGATAAAAACTCTTTTTACCGGCTCAACCGACAAAATGTATGATGCGGATGATACGCTCGTCTGCGAGTGCTGGTGTAAAGACTACACAAGACATCCCGAAACTAACGCATACATCTACACAGGAAAGATCAGGTGCGTTACCACTTGTAATGGCGGGAAACTTGTGCTTTCCGACAGATCAAACCCATCCATTAATCCAGCATACGATATTAAAAAAGCACAGAACACCTACCTCTACGACAAATATCCTTTTATCATGGTAGTGAGCGTTAAAGATACTTCAACCGCCTGGGGATCGAGTGATTTTGAGCAACTCGAACAGCTAAACCGGGAATTTAATAAAGCCATATCTCAACTGGTATTTTTGAAAGACAAGGCGGCCAGGCCAAAAATCGTCAACCCAAAATCATCCGGCATCCCGAACAGCCATTTTACTAATATCCCAAGTGTGGTGAATCCCAAAAATCCAGTTGAGGCAGCAGCGCTCAGGTATATGGATTTCCCCAGCTCACCGATTGATGTTGAAAAAGCAGCAGCACTCCTAAAGGAGATCTTCTTCCTGGTGTCCGGCACCTTCGATCTCGAACAGGCGCAAACCCCCGGCAGAGAGGTTATCGCTTATAAAGCTATCGCTGCCCTGCTTGAAAGAGCAGCAACAATGATGCGTGGAAAAATAAGGGGCTACTCAAGATTGCTTCGGGAACGGGGGAGAATGTATTTATCACATTTGCAGAACTGGTACACCGAGGATCGCTGGTTTTTTTATGAGGAAGCCGGGAAATCGAAAACCGACAAGATAAATGCATCGGAAGTTAATTTTCCCGTAAAACTCACCGTTGTTAATGGCTCAATGCTTCCTGTTTCAAAAGTACAGCAGAGAGAAGAAGCCCTGGTCCTCTATGAGAAAGGCGCAATAGATCAGCAGGATCTCCTGGAAAAGCTGGATTGGTCAAACAGAAGCGACTTGCTTGAAAGGATGAAAGCCGGTCCCTTGGGTGATCTGGTTATGAAACTTGAGGCTATGGGCGCGCCGGATGAAATTCTTGAAGTAATCAACATGATTGCCCCAATGGAAGAAGAAGATTTTGAAAAGGCGGTTGTGGGTGGAGACATACCCCCGGTTGATTGGCCTAATGTGCAGGACAAGGAATCAAGGGTTGCGGTTGAAAACGATTTGGCTATGGAAAAATTGAAAAAGGAAAGAGCTGACCGTCAGCTCGTTGAAGAAAAAATCACCACCGAAAGAGTTGAGCAAACGATTAAACAGGCCGGCGTTGAATTTGATAGAGAGAAATTACGAATAGAAGAAAAAAAGGTTGATGCGGAAATAGTGGCAATTAAAAGAGAGCCTACCCAAACCGCAAAAGAAAAAAACGTAACGGAGAAAGGGCTGAAAAGCAATAATAAAAAAACATAATTGGGAAATTTTATGAGCAACGATGACAGCAAAATAATTAAACTGTCTAATCCGGGGGATAAGAAGCCTGGTAAGGTGCTAGGCGAATGCCCTGCTTGCAAAAAAAAGATAAGACGTGGTGAGCCTATCGTGCTTACCCAGTATGTGATATCCACTCCCCAGGGAATCCAGCCGGCCATCCCGAAAGTAGCCTGTCTTAATTGTGGAATTGAATATTTTGCAAATGCAGAATTGGAACACTTAAAGAAAAAAATAGCAGAAGGCCAAAACAGGATTGTCCTTGCACAGCCGGGGATGGTTCCGAGAACTAACTAAACTTTTCAATCTAACAAAAGGAGGAAGGAGAATGAAGAAACTAAAAACAGTTGCAGCTCTAGTATTAGCCCTGGCCTTTGTGGTTGGTGTCGGATTTGCCGAAGAAAAAGTGCCCACCATTCACGGACCAGCCCCGTACCTGTCTGTTGTTAATGACCAGGATGGATCTACTACGCCAGCCAGGGAAGTGCCGACTTTTAATGCACTAGAAGATATGCTTGAGATTGATCTTGTGGTGCTTGGCACAATGACAAACGGCTCAACCGAAACCACAAGCTACATGACAGATGATCCGGCAAGCTGGTTTGGCGGTGCTAACATGACATTAGGACCGAATCCGGTTGATAGTAATAGCACAACCGCAAAGATCGGCACAAATTCACTTTTGCTTCAGTTTTCTGCTTCTGCATCAGAAAGTTCCGGGGTGCAAAAAACACTTGTATCGGATGATTTAGAGGCGGATGAATCGATCGGGTTTTGGTTTAGGACAGACACCGCACTTACCGCCGGGGATCTTTACCTTACGCTGTTAGATGATGCACCTGCGGAAAGAGCCTTTGATCTTCCAGCAGTTGCAGCCACAGCGATTAACACATGGATATGGACAGAACTTGACATAACTGCGCTGACCGGTGGAACAGGTGATGCAATTACAAAGGTGGCGATCAGACTATCATCCGCAGGGGCATCAAGGCTTCCCGCATTTAACTGTTACATTGATGGAATGTGGAAATGGGATGCTGCCGATGAAGAAACATTATCACACCCCATAAGAGATGGCGGAGTTTATACTGTTTTGACGATGGCCTACAGCGAGGCTACAAGCCGGGAAATGGTAAAACTAACGGAGAACACCGATTATTTTCCCCACTATCAAACAGGGAATGACGCTATCGTAATTATTACAGATCAATCGGCTGCTACCGGGATGGCCCTGGTTGCCTATTAGGGAGGGGTTATGGCTTTAGTGGATATGAAAAGGCCGAAAGCGGAGATTGAAAAGATGGAGGTGCCGCAAGAAGTTGAACAGGACAAGTATCCCTATGGGCTGCGGATCACACTCGAAGATGCCGAGCTTGGCAAGTTGGGGATAAGCGTTAAGGAGTTGGATGTTGGCAACGAAATGAGCGTTAAGGCGATTGCCAAAATTACCAACCTTGAAGATAGGGATAGTAGTGGTAGGGGGCATCGGCAAAGTGCCAGCTTGCAGATAATCAAACTTGACATCCCGAAGCCCAATGGCAAAACCGCGAGGCACTTTGCTAACCTAAATAGAGGGCCAGGTTAAATGTTTATTCAATACCCACTTACCGAGCAAACATTGAATCAATATTTGCAAAATCCCGATTCAAACCATTTGGTTGTGGCTATCCTATGGCTGGCTCAGACATTGAGAAACCCCCCATCTACCATTGGGCAGCCCGAAGATCCAGAGGAAATGATCGAGAAGCTAAAGAGGGAAGGCAAGGATTTTACCGTAACCAGGTACGGGCCTCAAGCAAATAGGGATAAAAAGTAATGCCACTCTACGACTACGAATGTAAAAGATGCGGTAGCATCACCGAGAAAATAAGATCGTTTGATGATAAGATCATAAGCTGCCCTAAATGCAACAATGGGGTAGCGGTCAGGATCATGTCTTCATCCAAAGTCAATACCGCCAACGATGATGCCGAATGGATAAGATCGGTAACAGAAGTGGTAGAGAAAGGCACAGACAAGCCTCATTGTAACGAATTTTTGAAAAACCCTACCCGGACAAACTTGAGGGAATGGATGAAGGGGGAGGGGTTAAGACACATGGACCCGAATGAAGGCAAAAAAAAACCCGTAACCGAAAGAGAAGAGAGAGCAGCCGATTTACGGACAGTCAACACATTAATGAGGAAAAAGAAAGCGAGGGAACGAATTGTCGTCAGAGGATATTAAAACAATCATAGAAGATACCGAAAGTACCTTAACCGGATTAAACAAACGGAAGTATTCCGGGAAAATCAGTATTGAGTTTAATATGTTCAAAGGAGGCATAACAGATGCCTTTATGAACATCTACACCCGAATGGGTTTAAAAAGGGAGAAAAAAGATGCCAGCAGAACACCCGACGATAAATGAAACGGTTTTAACACCGGAATCAGGGGCTTCGTCAACTTCTGATACGTCAGCAGCATCCTCTAAAGAATCGTCAGGCGCAGACGCTAAAGGCGCAGAGGGAGTGCAGACGTTAAACGAAGATGGAACACCAAAAGCACCAGTTAAAGAAGCAGGGAAAGAAAAAGTAGCAGGGGAAGAAGCGGGGAAGGAAGCCGGAGGGGAGGAAACAAGGTTAGACAAACACCCCAGGTTTCAGGAAGTGATTAAAGCCCGACAGGATGCCGATGGAAAAGTTGCATCCTTACAGGCAGAAAACGCAGCCTTAAAAGCGCAAATGGCAACAGCGCAACAGGTAAAACCAGCCGAACCCGGAGGAAGGAATTATCAACAGGAATTGGGCGATCTTGGCAAAAAGCTGGATGAAGGCGATATTAGCCAAAGTGAGTATATGGGTAAATATACCGAAATCATCCGAGCAGAAAGCAACCAAGGTGCCCAGGAAATGATCGCACAAAGCGAAAAGCAATCAAGGGTAATCTCGCTTGAAGATCAATTCTTGAAAGATAATCCTAGCTATATGGAAGTGTTTAGGGCTGGAAAGCTGGATGCTATCAAGACGCAACATCCACTCCTTGATAATATTTCAGCTTTTAAAGAGTATGAAAGGCTCGAAGCAGTAGCATCCATTGAAGCGAAAGTTAATGAGGCAGTAGAGAAAACGAAAGCAGAAATGATCGATCAGTTCAAGGCGAAGGGAAGTGCTACCGTTTTGGGCGAAGGTTCTACGGCAATTCCTTCTGAAAAGCCAGCAGGGGAAGCACCCGAAATGAAAGATCCAAAGAAGTTTGGCGGGAGTACGAATGTGCTGGCGAATAGACTTGCCCTAAGAAGGAAGGAGAAGGCCGGTTTATAGTTTATAGTTTTTAACGGTTACTTTGGTAAGTCGCTGAAATTTAGCGTAACTTCAAAAGTCCGACAGGAGAGTTGTTTCTTCTCCATCGGATTTTTTTATTTTGGAAAGGAGGAAACAAAGATGATCTTAGAAGAACTTAACGAAATCACCAATGATTATTTTTTGCTTGAAGATGGGTCGGCAACGGACATCTATTTCACCACATCATTCCTGGTGGACTATCTGATGAAGCAACAGAAAGGTCTTTGGGAAAGGCCGAGTGGCGGTAAGAAAATCAGAGTACCGCTAGAGTATGACGAGAGCGAGGGCGGCTGGTATCAGAGGAATGATCCCCTGTCAAGCGATGATAGGGAGCTGATTGACGCTGCCTACTTTGCCTGGAAACACGCCTATGGAAATGGAACCATCTATCGGACTGACTCCCTCTACAACGCCGGTGAGTATGCAGAGGTGCAGCTCGTCACCACAAAGGTAAAAAACGCTCAAAAGACGTGCAGGAATAAAATTGCAAAGTCTATCTATAGTGCGGTTGGCGATGCCGGGTCCTCCCTAACAGGGTTGCTTTCGTGTTGCAGCACGGCGACTACGGTGGCATACGGCGAAATTACCGAGGATGGTCTAGTGTCCGCCGATGGCACAAAGCGCTGGAAGGGTAACGTCAATACTACCGGCGGTGTGATCTCTCTCGATCTTATCAGGACTATCGCATCAGCGGCCAAGATCCACGATGGCACAGATGGCAAACCCAATATAGGGACAACCACCGAGGTTCTCTTCAACAAGGTCAACAGCCTGCTCCAGACGCAGCAAAGGTATGTGAAGGAGGAAGATAGCGTAAAGGCCGGTTTCTTGAGACTGGTTTTTGAAGGGAAGATTATCGCTGCCGATGATTACTGCCCTGCCGGTTACTACTTTAACATGAACAGTAACCACATCGGCTTTGGTATCCACGCCAAAGGTTATTTCGCCAGACAGGAGTGGGCCGATCTTCAGGGGCCGACAGGCCAAACCATGAAAGTGTTTTGGGATGGCAACCTGATCGTAAATCACCGCCTAGCTCAAGGCTGCGGTAGCGGCATAACTGCTGCTTAACCGAGTTTTGAAAAATTTTCATTTTTTTTAACATCTTGTATGTGAATTTCACACTATAGACTTAAAAAACAGAAAGGAGGAAACGAAGATGAATGAACCTCAAAAACTTATGTTCAGCCAAAGCATCAATGCCCAAAGCGCAGTCAGGAAAGAGATCCTGGGTGCACCCAGGACGCTCCACGATGGAAGAAGTTTTCGTTATTGCAGAAATGGCGGGACCCTTCTTGCCGCCGGGAAGCCAGTTGAATCACTTGATGCAGTAGCGAATAACATTAACCTGGCAGTAGTGGCTGATGTGGCGATTGGCTCTACTACCGTAAGAGTTACCAATGGCGGTACCGCAGTTACCGAAGATCAGTATCAATGGGGCTATCTACAAATCAATGCCGGTACCGGTCTTGGAAGGCAATACCTGATTGATACCCATACTGCGGAATCGACCGGAACCGGGACAATTACCGTTCAGCTTGCAGAGCCTATCGGGGTCGCATTAACATCCGCAACCTCAAAGGCATCTCTCATCTACAACCCCTTTACAGGTATTGTGGTCGCTACTGCTGCAACAAAAACCCCTGCCGGGGTTCCACCTATCGCTGTTACCGCATTGTATTACTTCTGGTCTCAGACAGGGGGGGTAGGTTGTGCGCTCAACACCAATGCTGTAGCGGTGGGAACGGAGCTTTCCGGCGGTGCTGGATTATTAGCCGCGAGAACAGCCTGGACCGACAACAGCTATGGTTACACCTATGCAACTGCCGGTGTTACCGCAGAGTATAAGCCTATTATATTGACCATGAAATAGAAATCGGTTGATAATCGAATGTTAAATAAATCGGGCAGGGGGATATAAAAAAATGAAACTAGGCAATCTGGTTGAAGAAATACTTGAAATTGTGCAAGACCCATCGATTGACGCAAAGAAAGTTAAGAGGATTATAAACGATGGGATACTAGAGGCTGTTTCACTCTCCGATACCCCCCTGCCTGATCTTGAAACAAGTGCAGAGGTAAAAACAAAAACCGACAGGGCTTGGGTTAATCTGCCGGATGATTATCACCGGAAACTTAATTTCTGCTATAGCGCAGCTCAAAATGATCGGGTGGCGACACTGGATAGCCTCCAACAGCTTCAATCGAAGTATCCCGACCTCACTCAATCGGGAGTTATCTGGTATGTAGCAATAAGCGGTGGAAGGCTCTACTACCAGGGGATACCGGACACGGTTGATACTTTAAGGATTGGTTATTACAAATTGCCACCGACCATAGCCAGGGACGATGAAGAACCGGCCTTTCTTCCCAGGCATCTTCATAAAAAGTTGCTTGTAAACTACGCTTGCAAGGAGTTTTTTAACATTATTGAAGATGGTGTTGAGGGGAGGAAGGTCAATACGGCCTCTTATGAAGGGAAGTGGGAAAAGGCCCTGGTGGATCTTGAGATGTTTCTTGGACCGGAGCAGGATGAACCCAAACAAATAAACGATATGATAATGGAAATCATGCAGTAATGCCTGTATTAACCATACTAAAAGCAACCAAAGGGCTAAACACAAAAAATGATCCAGCCAGACTAAAGTATGACCCCGAAACGGGAATTCAGGAATTAGCGGTAGCGGTAAATATTGATATTGACCATACCGGAAGAATATCGAGAAGAAAGGGGTTTACTCTACAAGCAGCCGGATCATTCCATAGCCTGTTTTGTGATGGGGGGACTGCACTTGTCTGTAGCGGGGGCGGTCTTTTTGTGCTTCATCCCGATTACACCAGGACCGGGATAAGAAATGTAACTGCCGGTGCGCGGATGAGTTATTGCCAGATCGATAACAAGATCTACTACACGAATGGCTACGAAACTGGATATGTGAAGGACGAGTTAAGTTACGCCTGGGAAGCTACAACCTATTATGGCCCCGACACCAAAAGAGTGCTTTCTGATCCGCCAATCGGCAAGCATCTTGAGTTTTACAATGGGCGAATCTACATTACGCAGAATAGCGTAGCATGGTATTCAGAACCGCTTGATTACACCAGATTTGATCTCCACAAGAATTACCTCTCATTTGCCTCTACCATAAAAATGATAAGGGCGGCAACTGATGGGATCTATATCAGCACTGACAAGGCAACTTATTTCTGCTTTGGCCCTAATCCGGACGAGGGGTTTAATTGGGTTATGGTAGCCCCTTATCCAGCGATAGAATACTCCGACATAACCATTAATGGGCGATTGATCGTAACGCAAGAAGGTGATCCGGTAATCGATACTACCGTCAATGAGAAGGCTGCCATGTGGGTATCGACAAAAGGGGTTTGTTACGGTGGACCAAGCGGAAGACTTGTGAATATCACGCAAGAAAAAATTGATCTCCCCACAACTTTAATTGCAAACAGTTTTTTAGTGGACAATAAGTTTCTAACAACCTTAGAACCTTAATAGGAGGAAAGCAAATGGCTTTAAGACTTTCAACAGGGGCGCGAAACAATATGCTTGGAAAAGTAGCCACCATTGTAGGGGCGGTAATAGGGGCCGGTCTTACCTTTGTGGATGGTGGCGGTAGCGAGGATAGCATTACCGATAGTGGGAATGGATTTGTGGCTGCCGGGTTTTGGGTAGGCGATGTGCTTTTTGTCCAGGGGGCGACTACCTCAGCTAACGATACCGCCTGCACCGGCGCAGTATTAACTGCGGTCGCAGCCGGAACGCTCATCTTCGCAACGGCAACGGTTGATACCGGCGAAGCTGGCGCAACCGGAACGGTAGTGGCGTGTGCCAGGGGCGGATCGCTAAAAGACAGGTTTAAAAACGGCGTTTTGAGGATCTACAGCGGATCACAGGTTGCCACACCCGATA